TTATTCAAACCCATAGAAGCGCGAACTTTTCCCGCTTTGCGTGTATTTTCGATTGCCTGCGCAGAAGCACTCCTCTAACATCTCCAACAGCACAGAAAATGGGCGTGTACATTTTTCCTACACGCAAAATTGGGAGTGCAAAGTGGATAGCAACAAGCCGGAGCTTCGTTGGGGGGTCGTGCAGCGTCTCGACTTTATCGAGTTCCGGTTATTTTGGGAGGGATATGTGAACCGAAGCGACCTGATGGAGCAGTTCGGTCTGTCGGTGAACCAAGCGTCCGCCGACCTGAACCGCTATATCGGCATCGCTCCGGAGAACATGCTCTACGACAAAAGCGCCCGAACCTATGTCCCCGGCCCTGGGTTCAAGCCCCACTTTCTTGAACCAGACGCAAGCCGATACCTCGCCCAACTGCGCTCCGTGGCTGACGGCATCCTCGACCGCGAAGATTCCTGGATCGCCAATTTGCCGTCCTTTGCCTCAGCTCCGACGCCCGTTCGCGGCGTGAACCCGGTAACGCTCCGCTCTGTCGTTGGTGCCATTCGGCATTCTGAGGAGATCGAGGTAAAGTACCAGTCCCTGTCGAGCCCAGAACCGCGCTGGCGTTGGATTGCACCCCATGCCATCGCGTTCGACGGGTTCCGCTGGCATACACGCGCTTTTTGCCTGAGTGACGAAAACTTCAAAGACTTCCTGCTCTCACGAATCCTCGAGATCCGTGGGGCGCGCGAAAGCGAAGTATCTGCCGCTGATGACCGTGACTGGCATTCTGAAATCACTCTCGAAGTTGGCCCCCACCCCGAGCTTTCGGAAACGCAGGCAAAGGTGATTGCACTCGACTACGGGATGCGTGGCGGCAGCGCGAAGATAAAGGTGCGCCGAGCGTTGCTTTATTATGCTTTACGGCGCCTCGGGCTCGATACCGATCCCACAGCGAGAAAGCCGCAAGATCAACAGATTGTGCTCTTGAATCCGGACGAAGTTGGGGGAAATACTGCATGAATCCTGTACCGTACCCCGGTTCCGTCGTCAGTCTGCGTTCAGCCGTCTGGAAGGTCTTGGGAACTTCCACCCTCAAACGTGGGTTTCGCGAAATCCACTGCCGGGGCCTCAGCGGTCTCGTACGCGACAAGGAGGCCCGGTTCGTCTGGGATCTGGAAAACGGCGCGCGGGTCCTCGACCCAGCGGCGGTACGGCTGGTCCCGGATGTCTCCTCCGGTCTCATCGACACGAAACTGCATCTCGAGGCCGCGTTCCGGAACACCCCGACCACCACGCGGACGCCGCTGACCCTCGGCCGGGCCGCGATCGACGACCTGCCGTTTCAACACCTGCCGGTGGAGCGGACTCTCGCGCAGGACCGGGTTCGGCTGCTGATCGCGGATGACGTCGGCCTCGGGAAAACCCTCGAAGCGGGCCTGATCACGTCGGAGCTGGCGCTTCGGGGCCGGGCGGATCGGATTCTCGTTGTCACGACACGGGCGATGCTCACCCAGTTCCAGAAGGAGTTCTGGACCCGGTTCTCGATCCCACTGTCGCGCCTGGACAGCGCTGCGATCCGGCGCATGCGGAACCGGATCCCCGCCCATTATAATGTGTTCGATCAGTTCGACCGGTCCATCGTGTCGATCGACACGCTGAAACGGGACGCCCAGATCCGGGATGCGATCAAGCATTCGTACTGGGACCTGATCATCATCGACGAAGCGCATAACGCTGCAGCCCGGAAAGCCGCAGCGGGGTCGAACTCTCAGCGGGCCGAGCTGGCGCAGCTTCTGTCCCGGCGGACCGACTCGCTCCTCCTGTTGACCGCGACCCCGCACGACGGGTCGCAGGAGAGTTTCGCGAGCCTGATCGAGATGCTGGATCCGACGCGCGTTCCGGACCCAACCCGGTTGCACCGATCGGATATCGAAGATCTGGTTATCAGACGGTTCCGGTCTGACAAAAATGTCGCCGCCGATATCGGGCAGCAGGTCCCGAAGCGGCAACTGGTCCGCAGAAACTTCCCGCTTAGCCCCGAAGAGGAAATCGCCTATCAGTCGATCGCAGAGCTGCATCTGGATCTCGATGAACAATCGACCCGGGGTCGCGCCATCGATCTGTTCCGAACCACGCTGGCGAAAGCGATCTTCTCGAGCCCGGCTGCCTGCCTCGAGACTCTAGAGAGGCGCATCCGCGGAATCGAGAACGGAACCGCCCGTGGCACGGAAGAGGACCGGGATCGGCTCCGCGATCTCTCAGATCAGGTGGCGGCGATCGATACGGGGGCCTTCCGGAAGTATCAGGACCTTCTCAAAATGCTGCGGGACCTGCGTTGGACCGGAAAGGCGCCGCGGGACAGGATCGTCATCTTTTCAGAACGCATCGCCACCGTGTCCTGGCTCGCAGAGCGCCTTCAGGCGGATCTGGACCTGTCTGAGGGTCAGGTGGCGCGTGTGGATGGGGGTAGCGTCGAAGCGGATGTCCGGACCCAGGAAGTGATCGACGCCTTCGGGCAGGAAAAGTCCCCGATCCGGATCCTGATCGCCTCTGACATGGCCTCCGAGGGGCTTAACCTGCACTTCCAGTGCCATCGCCTCATCCATTTCGACCTGCCCTGGTCGCTCCTGCGGTTCCAGCAGCGTAACGGCCGGATCGATCGATATGGTCAGGATCGCCCGCCGCTGATCACCTATTTTGTGGGCGAGAGCACACATCCTAAGGTGCGGCAGATGTGGGTCCTGGAAAAGCTGGTCGAAAAAGATGAAGCGGCGCAGTCCGGGGTCGGAGACCCGGCCGTTTTCCTCGGGAAAGGCGACGCTGACGAGGAAGAGGCTGTCGTCGCGGAAGCGGTCTCAGCCGGGATCGGCGCAGATGCGTTCGACGCCCAGATGAACGCCCGCGCGGACGAGGCGAAGACACAGATGTCTCTCGATGACGAGTTCGCGGCCCTCTTTGGGGACTACGCGGCCCCGGCCGAGACAAAGGCGGATGGAGACACCGCCACCGAGGGCGCGCCGCCGCGCCTTTTCCCGGATACCTTCAGCTATGCGGCCGCGATGATCGGCCGGTTGTCTCGCGCCGAAGAGCGGGCCTTCCCGTCTGCGCCTGACATCTCCCTGGGGGATCGGACGATCCGGATCGCGATCCCGGATGACATGCGGGCCCGGGATGGTTTCGGCTATGCGAGTGAGGGCGCGGTCGATGGGCGTTTCATGCCCGAAGAGGCGGTCGGCGCCGGGGACCGGGTCGAGTTGACCGATCAGGCGCAGGTGATCAACCGGGCGATCGATCATGCGAAGATGCAGGAACGGTCCTGGCCGACCGTGCAGTACCTCTGGGATGGTCACCCGATCCTCGAATGGTTCGCGGACCGGGCCAGCACCTTTTTCCCAGAGCATTCCGCTCCGGTCGCGCCCCTGAGTGCTCTCTCCAAGGGAGAGGTCGCGGTCGTGATGCATGGTGCGATCCCGAACGCGAACGGTGCCCCGGTTGTCGACCGGTGGGCTGTCGTGATCCAGAGGGCGGACGGGGATATTCGTATCGAAGAGGTGCCGGACTTCATCGCCCGGGTCCGTCTCGCACAGGATACTCCTGGTCGTCCGGTGGAGGATCTGGGCCCTGCGCAGGCTGCGATCGAAACCGCTGTAGACCGGTTCCAGACCCATCTGCGCGGGCTCGGGAGAGAACGCGCAGCCCTGATCCAGCAGGACCTTGACGCTGTCCTGACCCGGCTCGGGGAGCTGGAGCGCCGTTTTCAGGCCCAGCTGACGCTCGATCTCGGTGAGGCCGCGGAGTCCACCGAAGGCCTCAGCGCACTTGAAAAGAGGCGGCTGACGATCCGGCGCGCGAAAGAGAAGAAGATCGAGGACCTGTTCAAGGACTGGACAGAGTGGTTTGAGCGGACCCGCCTGATGGTGGATGACCCCAACCCTTATGTCGATGTCAAAGCGGTATTTGTGGGGTGAGCGGATGGATCTGATCGGTATTGAAAACGAAGCCGAGTTCTTCCCGTCCGGGACGCTTTCAGATGTTCTGAAGGAAGAGCTTTCTGATATCACGGCGCGGTGGGCGGGCCTTGAGAAGTCTGCTCATCCGATTGAGCGGTTGTCCCGGGTTGCCACCTCGAGCATCGAAGGCCTTCGACAGATCCGGAACAGTTCGGACCTGGAACGCAGGACCGAACTGACCCGGGAGATGCACCACGCCCTGTTGGGCGCACTCGGGTATGCCTGGAAACGCGATGCCGCGTTCACCGCGATGGAAGGCGCACCGGTTATTCCACTGATCTCCCGGGTGGCGGACGCAGCCGGTCGGGATGCGCTCTGGATCATCGAGTCGCCCCTTCCGGACGCCGAGGACGAGGCGGCGGATCCGCTCGGCGCGTGTTTTGTGCCGGATCAGTTTCTCGCCGATGCCGGCGAAGCGGCGCTTTTGGACCGGACGATCGAGTCCATTTTGGCAGAAGGGGTGTTCGAACTTGCCGACGGACCGCGCCATGTTCTTGTCCTCGGCCTTTCGCAGATCGTGCTGATCGACAAGAGGAAATGGCCGGCCCGGTCTGTCCTCCGGTTCGATCTTCAGGAAATTTTCGCCCGCTCGGACCGGGACACGCTGACCGTGATGGCCTGCCTGATCTCGCGGGAGGCCCGAGTGCCGGACCAGGGTGCGCCGATCTCGGATCGGCTCGAAGAAGAGGCGCAGCGGAACGCCAATGCCGTCACCACCTCGCTGAAGCGGACCGTCCGGGACGCTATTGAGCTTCTGGGTCAAGAGGTTCTCGACGTCACCGGTGGGACACACAAGGGAGTCTGGATCGACGGGCCGGAGCTGTCCCGCGAATGCCTGCGCTACATGTACCGGATGCTGTTCCTGTTCTACGCTGAGGCGAACCCACGGCTGAATCTGCTGGACCTGAAGAACCCGATCTATGCGACAGGTTATTCCCTGGAAACGCTGCGCGATCTGGAGTCGGTGCCCCTGCGCACCACGGCAGACCGGGAGGGAACTTTCCTCTGGGAAAGCCTCCAGCGGACGCTGACGCTTCTCTACACCGGGCTTGATCTCGCCGACGAGGAAAAGGGCAGCGGGCTGCGCCTGCCGTCGGTGAAGGTATCCCTTCTCGACCCGGCGAGTACGCCCCTTCTGAACGGACTGATGCTGCGCAACGAGGCGATCCAGAAGGTAATCCGGCTCCTCTCGCTCCGGTCCACCGGCAAGAGCACGGGCCGGATCTCTTATGCGAAGCTCGGGATCGGTCAGCTCGGCGCGGTTTATGAAACGCTTATTTCTTTCACGGGGGTCGTCGCAAAGACAGACCTCATTGAGCTGAAGCCCCGCAAAGGCCGGTCGAATGACGCGGTCGAGGACGGGGACGATGCGGACACCCCGGATGCGGATGACGACGTCGAAGAAGATCTGTTCGGGGACGACGACACGGAGCCGGACGACACCTTCCGCCGCGACAAGGTTGATCCTCTGGCCCCAAGTTGGTTCGTGCCGCGCAACCGGATCGGCGAATTCGCCCCGGAGGAGATCGTGTTCAACGGCTCAGAGGCGCTGGTCTATCCGAAAGGCACCTTCATCTACCGCCTCGCGGGCCGGGACCGGGAGAAATCCGCCTCCTATTACACACCGGAACCGCTCGCCCGGCTGCTCGTGAAGCATGCGCTCATGGAGCGGTGCCGGGACCTGACCGCCGACGAACTTCTGGACCTCAAGATCCTCGAGCCCGCCATGGGCTCGGCGGCTTTTCTGGTGGAAACCACGAACCAGCTCGCCGACCTCTACCTCGAGCGGAAACAGAAGGAGACCGGCCAGACGATCCCGCAGGACCGGATCGTCCTCGAGAAACAGCGGGTGCGGGCCTATATTGCGGACCGGAACTGTTTCGGGGTCGACCTCAACCCCATCGCCGTGGAACTCGGGGCGATCTCGCTCTGGCTGAACAGTCTGCACGCGAGCGACTTTTCCCCGTGGTTCGGGGACCAGCTCCACGCCGGGAACTCCCTGATCGGCGCCCGCCGGGCCGCCTATGCCCCCGCGCTTCTCAACGCAAGGTCCCAGAAGGACCTCTGGCTCACCGCGAAACCCGACGAGATCGGCTGGCGCAAGCGCCTGCCGGAAAACCATGTGTGGCAGTGGTTGCTCCCCGCCAAGGACATGGCGAACTTCGACAAAGACAAGTCGATCGCCCCCTTCGCGGGAGATGCGCAGGACCGGATCAAGGCCTGGCGCAAGGATGGCTTCTTCAAGAAGCTCGAACCCCACGAGGTCAAGCTGGTCCAGAAACTCAGCCGGGTCGCCGAGGCGCTGTTCGATCAGGTGGCGGAGGATCTCGCCAAGACCCGGACCGCGGCGAATGACGCGATCACGCTCTGGCCGGACAAGGTCATCGCTGGGAACAAGGGCCTCGACTTCCACGCCAAGGAGAAGCTGAACGCCCACCTGATCGGGGCCGATCATGCCACGAACACGCTTCCCTATAAGCGGTTGAAGACCGCGATGGACGCGTGGTGTGCCCTCTGGCTCTGGCCACTGGACAAGGCGGACCTGCTGCCCAGCCGAGCCGAGTTCCTGCAGGGCATGGCGATGATCCTGGAGGGGGGCTTTACCCCGGACGGATCACTGGCCGCCCCCAGCATGGACGAGTTCGCCGATCCGGCCCCGGACTTCCTTGATCTGATGGAGCCGGACGCGCCCGCGCGTGACCTGTTCAAGGCCGCCGCCAAGCGGCAGGATGGGTTGTTCCGCGAAACGAATGTCGAGGCGTTGATCGAGACCTTCGACTGGCTCGGTGTCGCGGTCGAAGTCGCCGAGCGCGAGCGCTTCGTGCATTTCGACCTGATCTTCGCCGACATCATGAAGGCGCGCGGCGGGTTCGACGTGATCGTCGGGAACCCGCCCTGGGCCAAGCCGTCTTGGAACGAGGGACTGGTGCTGGCGGATATCGACCCACTTCATGCGGGACTGTCGGCGTCGGACGCGAAGAAGGTCTTGCCCGAGGCGCTACCGAAGGCGCCGTCCGTGCGGCGCGAGGGGCGCCTGGTTCCGGCGGTGGAGGCCTTCCTTCAGGATTTCGTGTCGACCCGGGGGGCGATGGAGGTAACCTCGTCTGAGGTGATGAACCCTTTCGCAGGAGGAGGTTCAAACAACCTCTATCGTTGTTTTGTAGATCTTTCACTACGTTTAACAGCTAAAATGGGATATGCCGCCATAATTCATCAAGATGGCCATTTAACTGACCCAAACTCTGCCGGCTTTCGCATCAGTTGGTACCGTCGAATTGCAAAGTACTTTGAAATAAGAAATGAAATTAAGAGTAAAAACTTTTCTGAGGTGAACAACAAAATTCGATTCTCAGTCAATATATACCGCGGCGTAGATAGTGAACCGAGCTTCGACTTGTTTTCAGGTGCGTTTTTGCCGTCTCAAATTGAAGACTCCTATCTGCATGACGGTGTAGGGGAGATCCCCGGAAGCAAGCTCGCTGATGGCTCATGGAATGTGACCGGCCACCGCAAGCGCATTGTCCACATGGATAAGGTCAATCTGTCGGTTATTCATGAGCTGGCAGAGCTGGACGGGGTTCCTGTGAATCAAACTCGCTTTATCCCACCCTATTCCAGCGACACGATGACTGTTTTTAAACGGATGGCATCGGCAACAAAGCTAGAGAGTGCAATCCAAAGCGTATCCGATGGAGCGGCTGCGCGCCGCGTTGCTGGGTGGCAAATGTCCGCAGGCTGGAATGAAACTTCCTCCCAGAAAGATGGAACAATCCTGCGTGAAACAGGCTTCCGGTTGGCTAGTGAAATGGTTTTGCAGGGGCCGCTTTTCTATGTCGGCAATCCTTTCTACAAATCGCCAAAGGCGATCTGCAATTCAAACAAAGCCTACAATGTAATTGATCTTGTTGACGCGCCTGGTGACTATCTTCCTCGTACTAATTATCATCCCGCGATAGAGATATCCGATTATCGTAGTCGAATGACGCGATGTGTATGGGATCATTCCAGACGGCACTCAGATTTTTACAGGCTTGCCATACGAGCTATGATTGGCTTGACGAACGAAAGAAGTCTCGTTTCTTGCATAATTCCTCCCGGCGTTATGCACGTCAATAGCGTGGAGAGTATTGCGTTCGCAAATGAAGATGATCTTCTTAACGCAGCGGCTCTACTATTCTCCATACCTTTTGATTTTCTGATCAAGGCCGGTGGCAAGCTCAATCTTCACGACAAGGATGCTAGAAGACTCCCGTGGGCAAAGCTTGACAAGACTGCTCGTCACAGGGCTCTCGTGCTCTCTTGCTTGTCGGACACTTACTCAGACCTTTGGGAGCGGCACGCGCCAAACTCAGCTCCAACTACTTGGTCCTCAGAAGATAACCGGCTCGAGGGTCTTGCGTATGGTAAAGATAGGTCAACTTGGAACCGTTCAGTAGCGTTGCGTACCGAATATTCTCGTAGACTGGCATTGGTAGAAATCGATGTCTTGGTTTCTATGGCTTTTGGCCTCAACCTTGAACAATTGATTGAAATATATCGAATATACTTTCCGATCTTGAATGAGAATGAGGCCGCTACTTGGTACGATCAGAACGGCCGGATCGTCTGGACGCGATCAAAGGGCTTGCCTAGTGTCGGCTGGCTCGATGAAAAGGGCAAGAGCCCTGGCCGTGCGGCATGGGAAAAGATTCTCGCCGAAAACCCGTCCGAGCTGACCTGCACCGCCATCGACGACACGATGCCCGGCGGCCCGCGCACCGTCACCCGCCACTTCGTCGGCCCCTTCACCCAGTGCGACCGGATCGAGGACTACCGCCGCGCCTGGGCTCATTTCGAGCGGCTGAAATCCGAAGAGGCCGCCTGAGATGAACCCGATCCTCCTCGCCCGTCATGTGCAGGACAGCCTGCGCGAACTGGTCCACACGACGCTGAACAGCTCCAGCCCCGCCTTCGAGGGGATGGTGGACCGGTTCATCGCCGAGCCCGCGAATTTCCTGAAGGGGCCGTGGATCTCGGTCGACATGCCGTTCCGGCAGATCGACGGGGCGAAGGAGGAGACATGGGCGCAACCCTTCCCGGAGGTGCCGCTGAAATTCGCCCCCTACCAGCACCAGACGGACGCCTTCGCCAGGCTGAGCGGGGCGACGATGCGCTCGACGCTGGTCGCGACCGGGACCGGGTCGGGTAAGACGGAATCCTATTTGTGGCCGATCCTGGACCACTGTCGGCGGAACAAGGGGAAGCCCGGGATCAAGGCAATCCTGATCTACCCGATGAACGCGCTGGCCACCGACCAGGCGCGCCGGATCGCGGCTGCGATCTCCAGTATCCCGTCCCTGAGCGGGGTTCGGGCCGGGATCTATGCGGATAAGGAACCGAGTAACGCGACCCATGAGGTGACGGCGGACAGCGTGATCACGCATCGGGAAACGATGCGGAAAAACCCGCCAGATATTCTTCTCACGAACTACAAGATGTTGGATTATCTCCTGCTGCGCGGCCGGGACAAGCCGCTCTGGTCGCAGAACGACCCGGAGACGCTCCGGTTTCTGGTGGTGGACGAGATGCACACCTTCGACGGGGCGCAAGGGGCGGACCTCGCCCTTCTGCTGCGCCGCCTGAAACACCGCCTGAACACCCCGAAAGGTCATCTGATCTGCGTGGGGTCTTCGGCCACGCTCGGCGCGGGTGAAGACGCGAAGGTCGATCTGCGGCGGTATGCCGAGACGATTTTCGGGGAACCCTTCGATGAAGGGGCGGTGGTGACGGAGACCCGGAAGACGCCGAACGAGGTGTTCGGAGACCCGGAATATCTCGAGCGGCCGGATCCGACGGACATCCACGCGGCCCTGCGCGAAGCGGAAGAAATGGACCAGGCCGCCGCCGCACATCGCCTGGCGACAGCCCTTTTTCCGGACCGGGCCGATCCGGACCTCGCCTTCCTCGACGAGGGCGATGCCGCTGATCCAGCCTGGCGGATCGCGCTTGGTGAGCGGCTGAAAGAACACCATCTCTGTCAGCGGGTCCTCAAGATCATCGCCGAACATAAAGGTCCGGCCCCGCTTGAGGCAATCGCAGCCGGGCTCGGACAGGTCCGGGTCCTGCGGGACTGGTCCGAGGCTGATCACCGCGCGCTCGCGGAGCTGGTCGTGGCGCTGGTCGCCTGGGCCCGGTCCGGTTCGGCCGAGAGTCCAAGGCCCCTGTTCAACGTCCGGCTTCAGCTCTGGATCCGCGAAATGGCGCGGATGGTGACGAATCTGCCCCGGACCGAGGCGGGGGGCGTCAGGTCCCGGATGGACCTGTTCCACGCCCTCGATCTCGACAGGCACGCCCTGCGTCGCTCGCTCCCGATCGTGAACTGTAACCGCTGCGGGGCCACCGCCCATGTCGGGCGGCTGAACCCGAACTCGACCGCCTGCTGGGCCCCGCTCGAGCAGCTCTACGAAGAGTTTTTCGATGACAACGCCGGCGGAAAGATCCGGCTCTTCTATCATGAGACCCTTGATCGGATGATCCCGGCGTCCGGCGGCGGTGTGCGGATCGTGAAGGGGCTTCTGGACGCCGAAAGTATCGAATTTACCCCGTCGGACCACGACAATCTCGAAACCGGTCCCGCCGCACCGGTCTGGATGTATGACCCGACGGATGCAACGAGCGGGCGGATCGACCGATCCTGCCCGGCCTGCGGTCAGGCGCGCGGTCTCCTGCTCTTCGGGATGCGGGCCGCCCGGTTGACGACCGGGATCACGGGGACCCTCTATACCTCTGCTCAGAACGAGGAAGAGCCGGAGGCGAAGCCGCGGTTTCTGATGTTCTCGGATTCCGTGCAGGATGCGGCGCACCGGGCGGCGGTGGCCGAGACCCGGAACGCCCTCTCGGTCTACCAGAAATCCCTCTTCACCGCCCTTGAGGAAGCCGAAACCGATGGGATGAGCCTCGCGGAGGTGATCGAAACCGTTCCTGCCGCGGAGCTCGAAAAACATGGGCCGGATGCCTTCACCGCGCTCTATATTCCGAAAGAGCAGACGTGGCGGAGCCGATATCAGGACCTGATCCGAGCCGGGACCTCGATCACCGATACGGGCTTCCTTCGTCATATGACGCTGCGTCTCGGGTGGGAGTATTTCGTCGACCTGAGCTATCGCTCGCATTTCAGTCACGCGCTTGAAGCGAACGGCATGGCCGCAGCGGATGTCTCCAGTGACCTCCTCAGCGCCTCTGCGGAACGGCTTGCCCGCGAGCTCAAGAACGACCTCCCCGGTGCCCCGGACATTGATCCCGCGGTTCTCACCCGGTTCCTTTCGGGTGTTGTGCAGCGCATGCGCCGCCAAGGGTCTGTCGCGCATCCCTATATCGCCAGCGCGATTGCCACGGCCTCGGGCGCTCGCGGCCTGAACTGGTTCGCAGCGGCGACCCAAATGGGGGTCGGCAGGACCGGAACGCTTCCGACCCCGGACAGTCGGCGCGGCCTTGCGCCCATCCCGGTAACGCTGGCTTACCCACCGATCGGGTATGAGCGCATCACGAAATCGCAGGGGGTGAGCTGGTATCGGGACTGGCTCTTCCGGACCTTGGGTCCGGAAGATATCCGCTATGGAACGGACCCGGATACGATCTACCCGATGGTTCTGCAGCGCCTTGAGGCGGACAGCATCCTGCGCCGGGTTAACGGCCCGGACGGGCAGAACCGGCACGCCTGGCTGATCGACCCGGACAAGATCACGGTCACGACCCGGACAATCGGGCTCACCTGTGATCGCTGTGGTCGGCAGGAGACGGCGCTCGAGGAGAACGAGGCTTTTGCGGCGGGATCCCCCTGCACCAAGATCGGCTGTTCCGGGCATCTTGTGGTAGCGGGCATGCCGCCGCGCCCGGCTCTGCGCCGATCCCTTCAATCCAACCGAAACCACCGGGTGGTCGCGCGCGAGCATACCGGCATCCTCGAAACCGATGAGCGGCTGCGGGTCGAGACCGGGTTCATCACGGGCGAGACACGGTGGGCACCGAACCTGATTTCCGCGACCCCAACTCTTGAGATGGGGATCGACATCGGGGACCTCTCGACCCTGCTTCTGGGCTCGGTGCCCCCGGAGGAGGCGAATTACGTCCAGCGGATGGGCCGGAGCGGGCGGCGCGACGGGAATGCCCTGAACATGGTCCTCGCCAATTCGCGGGCCCACGACCTTCAGTTCTGGGAAGATCCGACCCCGATGCTGGCGGGGCAGGTGCGCCCACCGGGGGTCTTCCTCGCGGCCGAAGAGGTCCTTCTGCGTCAGGTGACGGCCTTCACCCTCGATACCTATGTCGCGGCGTCCGCCGAGGCGGGGGATTACGGGAAGGTGCGCGATGTCCTGAAACGCCGCTCCTCCGGGGCGACGGAGGGTTTCCCCATTGAATGGCTGGATTTGGTCCGAGCCAGAGGGGACGAGTTGGCGACGGCCTTCCTGGCAGGGCTTCCGCCAGATGTTCAGGCGCGCACTGACCTGGTGAACCGGGTTCGCGGCTTCCTGACCGGGACTGATCAAACCTCGATCGGATGGCGGATCGGCGCGGCATTCGATGGCGCTGCCGCCGAGAAGGCTCGACTGATCGAGAAGCGCGAGGAGGCCACGAAGGAGCTGACCCGGCTGCGGAAACGGCGCGCCGAGCTGACCGATGACGAGTTCGAGAATCGCGAGGGCGAGATCGCGCGTGACCGAACCGAGATCAACCGGTTGATCCGCAGCGGGATCGACGACGTGGCGGTTATCAAATTCCTCACCGACAAAGGGATCCTGCCGAACTACGCCTTCCCGGAAGAGGGCGTGAAACTCACCTCGATCCTGTCGCGCCGCAACGATCCTTCCAAGACCGCGTCGAAGGACGAGGACGGACTTCTCTACGTGGAGTATTCCCGACCGGCCAGCTCGGCCCTGTCAGAGTTCGCACCGGGCCAGTTCTTCTATGCGAACGGGCGACAGGTCGAAATCGAGAGGATTGAGATCGGGAAGGAAGATCTGAACCGCTGGACCTTCTGTCCCTCCTGTTCCCATGTCGCGCACCGGATTGAGGGCGCGGAAACCAACACATGCCCGCGCTGCGGGGATGAGATGTGGTCCGACTCTGGGTCCAACCACGATGTCGTCCAGCTCAAATCCGTGATCTCTGTCGACAGCGAGGAGAAGGCAGCGATCCGAGATGGGGATCAGCGCGACCAGCGTCAGTTCGACCGAGTTCTCATGCCCTTCCACGGGCCGGAAGACATCGCCTCTTCGTGGTTCACGAGCCGGGACAATGGTGCGCCCTTCGGGTTCGAGTTCTTGCCCAATTGTACCTTCCGGGATTTCAACTTCGGCCCGAAATCCGCACTTCCTGGCCCGAAAATCGCCGGCGAGAAGAGACCCGCGCAGCCGTTCCTGATCTGCCGTCATTGCGGCACGCTGCAGAGGCCGGCGAAGGACCAGGACGATCGTGGGACCCATCCGCCTAGCTGTAAGGTCATTCGCGAACCGGATCTCGCCCGTGAGAGATGGGAGACCGGGGTCTTCCTGATGCGGAAGTTTGATACCGAAGCGATCCGGATCGTGATCCCAGTCGTCGGCGAGGCGGATGACGATGATCTGAAGAGCTTCGTCGCGGCGATCAACCTTGGCATGCGCCGACACTTCGCGGGGAAGGTCGACCACCTCCGCTCCACGATCTTCGCAGCCCAGCTCGACGGGATGACCACCGTCCGCAGCCTCTACCTCTATGATGCGGTCCCTGGCGGGTCCGGGTATCTGCGACAGGTTGGTGAGCACCCGGACACGATGAAGGCGGTGATCAGTCGTGCGGCGGAGGCGCTACGGGACTGTCCCTGTAACCAGGAACCGGACCGGAACGGCTGCTTCCGCTGCGTGAAGCCGTACCGCTTCCAGTTCGGACCTGGCGAGCCGGATCGGGATCGAGCCCGTCAAATGATGGACGCGATCCTGCAGAAGTGGGACAGCCTCAGCCGGACCGAGACCGGGATCGACGCGTCGATCCGGGACGCCATGGTCGAAAGTGCGCTTGAGAAGCGCCTCCTGAACGCCCTTGCGAACCGGTATGGGGACGATGCACTGACCCCGCAGGTTCTCTCGGGCGGGCGTCGCGGTTTTGTGCTGCGCGCGGGTCCGAAAGACCGGCCTCGTCTCTGGACGATCGAACCCCAGGTGCAGATCGATGCCCGTTTCAAGGGTCTCCCCCGCAAACGGGTCGATTTCCTTCTTACACCCACCGGTCAGACCGGAGCGGTGCCCGTCGTTCTGGAGATGGATGGCCTTGAGTATCACGCCGATACCGTCGCCCAGGACCTGCTCGACCGGATCCTGATGATCCGGTCTGGTCAGGTTAGGGTCTGGACCCTCGCCTGGGCAGACCTCGACGCAGAGAACCGGTCCTACCTTAATCCGCTCTCGGAACCGGCCCTGAGCGGGGAGAAGGTCGGACGGCTCGCCCGGGTGTGCGCCTTCCCGGGCTTCGCAGATCACATCGACGGTGTCCGTGCCCTTCAGGGGGAAAGCTCCCTTGAGGGTTTCTGGCGCCTTTTGGATGGTGCACGGGACGATGGACTTCCGGGCCGTTCGATTCTGACCCGGGGCTTCGTTGCGACCGGGCGTCCGCTCGATCAGCTGCCACACCAGGCCTCCCTGACGGAAGAGGGGCGGCAGTTCCTGCTGACACCGGGCCTGACGGAGCATGTCGGGGCGGGAGTGCTCGACCTCTATCTGGCCTGCAAGCAGATCTCTCCGACGGAATGGGCGGGAACAGACGCCGATATTCGACTTCTACTGCGCGCGGAACTCCCTGATCCGGGCCACGAACCTGCGGCGAAAGCCCTCTACGCCGAGGCTTGGCGTGGTCTCTGGCGGCTCGTCAATCTGTTCCAGGGAGTGCGCGGTTTCCACGTTGAACTGGCGGGTCTCGACACGCTCTCGCCACCCGATATGTCGGTCGGGACCGGGCCGACGGATGCGGACACCGAAGCCTGGCTCGAGGCCCGGGCCCTTTGTGATGACCTGTTCCACCCCCTGATCGACGCCCTGATCGCAGCCGAAGTGCCAGGCCCGGACCGGTTCGGGGATGACCTCCTCGTCGAGGGGCGGGTCGTGGGGATGATGGAGTTTGGCTGGGAGGGGGCTGGCGTCGCGATCGCGGAAACGCCATGCGAGGGGGGGAGCTGGCGGCTCATCCCGTTTGATCCGGAGAGCGATCCAATCGGCGAGACGGTCACCAGAGTTATACAGGCACTACAGGAGATGAACACATGATGGACGCGATCAACAAGCGGGTCTCCTATGACATCGGCTGCATGAAAAGCCTGCGGAAGCTCCCCGACAAGGTGGCGCTGCGCTTCATGGATATGATGACCCGCTATATGTCGGACCCGTCCGCGAACGGGCTCAACCTCGAGACTGTGGAGGGTGCGAAAGACAGCTCGATCAAATCCCTCCGGGTCGATCAGGGGTACCGGGCCATCGCTTTCGAGGTCGGCCGCGACATCATGTTCGTGCACGTCAACGAACACGACAAGGCCTACCGCTGGGCCGGAAACCGGCGGGTCAAACTGGACCCGGACACGAACCGGATCCGCGTCGTTGAGGAACTCGACGTGACCGTCGTCGAGGCTGCGCCCCAAGTCGCGGAAGAGCCGCGACTGTTCTCGGCAGTGACCGATAAACGGCTGAAGGCCCTCGGTGTTCCGGACGAAGAAATCCCAGCCGTCCGGGCGCTTACATCGATCGAGGGGCTCGAAGAGGCGGAAGAGGGGTTCGACCCGCTGACCTATCAGATCCTCTATGCGCTCGCTGCGGGCTATTCCGACGAGGAAGTCTATGCTTTGACGGGCGTTCCGGAAGAGACGGAAACCGCCCCGGAAACCCCACCGGCCGACCTGACCTTCGATCAAATGATCGAGACCGAGGAGAGCCGCCAGACCATCTTCATCCCCGAAGATGAAAAGGAACTGCGGCGCGTCTTCGAGGAAGGGCTCGAAGGCTGGCGGGTGTTCCTGCACCCCGATCAACGCAAGCTCGCCTACCGGGACTATAACGGCCCGGCCATGGTGCGCGGGGGCGCCGGGACCGGGAAAACCGTCGTCGCCATGCACCGGGCGAAGCACCTAGCCGATCAGATCGAACAGGATCTGACCAGGGCCGGTCAAAGGGTTCTATTGACCACGTTCACGACCAGTCTCGCACAGGATATCGAAGCGAACCTCCGGACCCTCTGCCCGGAGCATCTGGCTGCCCGGCCGCCCCGGATCGAAGTGATCAACCTCGATCGCTGGGTCTCCCAGTTCCTCAAGCGCAAAAGCTTCGCCCGCGAGGTCGCGTTCTTCGGGGAAGCGCGGGACCGGCTGGACCAGATCTGGCGCGAAGTGTTCGACGACCATGAGCTTCCCGAGGGCCTCTCGGAACCGTTCATCCGCGCGGAATGGGCACAGATCGTTCAGGCGAAAGGTCTGATGGATCAAAGGGCCTACCTCAAGGTATCCCGGGCCGGACGCGGTACGCCGCTTGACCGCCGAAAACGGGCCGCTCTATGGGACATCTTCGCTGACTATCGAGCCCGAGTGGTGAGTGAGGGGCTCGCCGAGCCGGATGATGCCTATCGTGAAGCGATCGAAATCCTGTCCTCCGAGGCACCGAACCTCCCCTATGCGGCCGTGATCGTGGATGAGGCGCAGGACATGGGCGAGCAGGCCTTCCGTCTGATCCGGGCGATCGTCCCGGAAGGTCCATCCGGGGATCGAAATTCCCTTTTCATCGTGGGCGATGCGCACCAGAGGATTTATGGGCGCCGCGCCAGTATGGCGGGCTGCGGGATCAACGTGCGCGGCCGCTCGAAGCGGCTCAGGCTCAACTACCGGACGACGCAGGAAATCAGGTCGTGGGCTGTTTCGGTTCTGGAAGGCGTCAGCGTCGATGATCTCGATGAGGGAAGCGATACCCTCAAGGGCTATGTCAGCCTCCTGCATGGTGTGTCGCCTGAACTGGTCGGCTGCACTTCGGAAGTCGAAGAACTGAAAGGGGTTTCAACCTGGGTTCGCAGTCTCCCATCGGAAAACGTGCGACTTTCGGACATCGGAATCCTCTGTGCGCGCCGCGCAGATGTTGAGCGCGTTAGCGCGGCGCTGCGGGCGGACGGTATCGAGACAGTGGTTCTCCAGGCTGGCGCTGATGACCGGTCCGTGCCCGGGGTCCGGATCACGACAATGCACCGCGCCAAGGGGCTGGAGTTTTTCGCCGTGGCGATCCCCTTCCTGGCCGAGTCCGCCTTCCCACCGCCCGGGGCACTGAAATCGGCCGTTGATGCAGCTGATCGCGAAGATATCGTCACTCAGTATCGCTCCCTTCTGCACGTCGCCGCCACTCGGGCGAAGAAGTCATTGCGGATTTCGTGGTCTGGACACCCCAGCAAAATCATGCGCCCTTAAAACGGTGGAGACTACAAATGTTCCGCATCGATAGTACTGTGCTTTACCCACATCTTAGCGAAGCGGCCACAAACGTATTGCGATGGCAAGCCCCCATTCGCCTAACGGAAGCAATAGGTCTGGCCGCAAACACTCGCTCAGCTCTGCCAAATTTGTGGCTGCGGCGCTTCCAGCCTGCCCCGTCCAGGCCCTGGCTCTCATCCCCACCACCTTCGCGGTCACATGCCAGCTGGCGGCTATTTCCCGATATCGAACGCAAACTCGTTGACCCAGGATTTGGCGAAGACCGCACCCCGGAGGATTATATCCCTCCCCCACACTCCCGTTCCCAACTGAGGTTGGTCCTGAAGTCCCGCGCGAGGTTCCACGGCGCGTTTTCACTACGCCAGTCGATCTCGGCCTGGGTAAACCGCCGGGGTTCCTCGACATCGCAGAAGAGCGCCGCTTCAATCGCGGGCGGCGTCGGGGTCAGGCAGGAGCCAGCGCTCAGGCACGTGGTAAGTGCGGGGATCAGCAACAGTCGCATCGCTTTGTTTGTCCTTTGTGATGTTGCGGGTGCGGGCCTGACAGCCGGAGATCTGCCCTTCGAGCACGGAGATCTGACGGACCAGCTGCCGGTTCTCACGATGCAGGAGCACACTCCAGCCGAGGACCGCCCCCAACACACCGATCAGCACCGGCACGGCAAGCCGCCCGATCATATCAGCCCCGCCTCATGCAGTCCGGCCTCGCAATCAGCGCGCTCGGCGGCACGGCGGTTGACGAGCCCGCGGATGACCTGCCCGCCAGCCCGGGTCCAGCGCGAGAGCTCGGGACAGACCCGGGCCCAGTTCCCGGCATTCAGATGCCGTACCAGGGTTGAGCCGCAGGCAGCGCCAACTCCGACATTGTAAGTCCAGGAGAGAAGGGCTGCCGCGGTCTGGCGCGGGATCTGAGCCTCGAGCGGATCGTCGATACAGGCCGAGAGCCCCTCGGCATGGCTGCGCAGTTCCTGCATGAGCCGCGCATCGCAATCCGCCGGGGTGGCGAGATCACCGGGTTTCACCCCATCGGTAACCCCGTCACAGATGGTCCAGATCCCGACAATATCCTGATAGGCGCGCAGGCTGCGCCCCTCCCAATGACGGACACCGGGAATGGCAGCGGCCAGCACCGCCGCACTGGCGAGACCCAGCCCGGCTTTTCTGTAAACTCTCATCTGTCTGCTCCCCGTTTCATGAGCACGCCCTCGATCCGCTCGACACCGGATTCGATCTTGGCCATGCGCTCGCGATCCTCATCGCGTTGCTTTTCTCTGGTGCTGAGCTCGGCCTGCAGCAATTCGATCTGCTTTTGATTGGTGATCACCCGCCGGATGAGCCAGAGCGTACCCGAGGCAATCGCCCCCACAAGAGAACTGACCGCCCAGAAGAGCGCGTCCTCGATCCTGTCCAACATGTTTCCTGTCCTTTTATGCGTGAGAGCTCTGTGGCGTTGCCGCCCCGTGCAGCCCGTCGAGCGGCACAAGGCAGATCGCCCGGCCGTCCGCATCTGCCACACCGGTCGTGAGGATTCCCGGCCAGCGCCCGGCCCAGCTCCGGATCTCGGGGGTCTGGGCGGCAAAGAGCACGCCATGGGTCATGCCGCAGGCCAGCGCATCCCGGGCCCGCGCCGCGGCCAGGCGGACCGAGAGCCCCTGCCCCCGGACCGCGCCATCAACATAGATATGCGTGGCCACGCTCAGTTCCCCGAGCCCGATCTCCAGCATGGCAAGTTCCGCAACAAACTCCGCATTCCCGGCCAGAGCCGGCACCTCTGTGGCTGGCAGATGCAGATAGCTGCCGACAATGCGCCAGCCCTGCCGCGCGAGAACCGCCCGGGCGCCACGACCAGCCAGATCCGCGAGGTAATGCAGGTCCTGCTCGTGTGGCACGTCCTGTTGCAGCCGGGCGATGTCCGGCCAGCGCAACCGCAATCCGGCCAGATCGAAAGCCTCAATCGTGATCATGACAGACCCTCCAGAAGCGCCACGACCTCCGCAACCGCAGCCCCGATGTCCGCAGGGCCTGCGGCGGCCCGCACCCGCGCGATGGCCCCGATGCGCAGCGCTTCCATCTGGGCGCCGAGCTGGCGCCACTCGGTGGCCAGACGCTCAAAGAGGGCAGCGACCTCCTGAGGTGTCTGTCCGGTGGCATGGCTTTCAGCCGCAATGAAGGGAAACACCCCCGGATCGAGACTTTCCGCGTCGGGCACCGGATCCAGCGCCAGGAAGCGCTCCGCCTCGGCCTGTTTTTCCCGGTAGATCATGTCCTGACCGGCAATCGGGGTTATGTAGCGCCGCCGCGCCTGATCCACCGCCGCATTGATCGCGGCAATGCCCGCGCTGGCATGGTGCTCAAGCTCGCGCGCCTTGCTTTGCCCGGACCGGGACAGGATCAGCATGTCAGGAAACCTCCATCAGATGGGTGACCGGCAGGTAGGGCGCCGGTGCCGTGATCTCGACCGCGTAGCGCCCGGGATCTGTCAGAGAGAAGCTGACTTCCGCCCCGGCCCCCTCCGGCATGACCCGCGCCAGCACCTCGCCGCCGCTCAGATCATGGATCTCGACCTGAGCGCCCTGAGGCAGATCCGTAATCCGCCAGCCCTCCACCTCTTCGGTCAGCACGCCAGGCAGCGGCCGGGACAGCAGCTCGGCACCCTCAGCACGCATGCGCGACAGGCGCACCAGACCGGCAGGCCCATCCCGAAGTCCGATCGTTCCGGACGGGGTCACGAAGGCCCGCACATGCGCCTCCTCCAGAACCTCCACCCCATCGGGCCGCATCACCACCTGCGCCGGGACCTCCTGATCCCGGGCCGGTACCACTTCCAGCCAGTCCGGCCCCGGGCGCGCCGCATGGCGCAGAACCCCGGTCACCAGACCGGCCGCGTCGAGTTTGACGAAGAGAGGCATGTCTAACGCTCCAGCGCCCGGGCAAAGACCGAGGCATTGCGGATATTGCTCTGGCCCGGAGTGGCCGGATCCGGCGTGGCCGAGAGCTCGCAGAGCAGCCGGATTTCCATGTCTTCAAAACTTCCCATCCGGCTGAAGAGGTAATTGTCCGACGTCCAGACCGGGCTCGAGCTGTAAGGGGCGGTGAACTCCGTGGCCCAGCCCGACCAGACCCCGGCGCTCTTCACGCGCATCTGCACCCGGAACCGCGTTTCCACATTCACCGTCACAGTGGTCTTGGCCTCGTAGCTGTAGCTCGAATGGCGGCGGTATTCCGACATCACGCCGATCTGCCAGAGCTGCCCGTGCTGCAGCGGGCCCGTGGCCAGAACCGCCGCCACGGTATTCTGAACCGCGACCACTCCGCCGGCATGGGCCACGATCGCGCCCCCGTCCGAGGCCGCGCCATCGATCAGCGCGCCGCGGGTAATCAGGCTGTTGAACTCGGCATTGCCGACGGTGTCGATGCTCCAGCCCGCCACGCCTGAGACGAAGTTGGCAGACCGGATCGCCCCGGTACGGATCTGATCGCCGGCAATCGAGGTCTGCCCGCCGGGGGACCAGGGTGGCGAGGCCGAGGCATGGGCATGGGTCTGCGCCAGCATCGGCTTGTGCACAAAGACGTAGCTGTTCGCCTCTCCCGGATTTGTGCCGTATTTGCGCAGCACGACCTGCCCCATCACCGCGCCCGACGGCGCCTGCCCCCTCACGCCATAGCGCGCCCAGGCATCAGGATTGCCGGAAGAGCCCGCAAGATTGTTGCTGAGCTCCACGCTCGCAGGCCCACCCAGATCGGTGCCGGAGCCATCGCGCCAGCGGATCTGCAACTGACCACCACAGCGATGCGTGGAGACATGCGCACTGCCATCATACCATTGCCCCGGCTCAACCGGGAAACACTGGCCATTGCCATAACCCGCACCGACCCGTTTGAGATAGAGGTAATAATCCGCAACCGTCGTACCGTCCTGGAAGATCATCATGGTCGGGAAGTTTACCCCCGCCCACTGCCCCGGCGGACGCAGGTCGACGGTCGTCTCGGCGTTGAGGGTCGCGTTGGCGGTCCATGTGCCGATACCTTCAGTCCCGGTTGCCCAGACCGGATCCTCGATCAGGTTGCCGCCCATACCGATCGCCAGCCTGTCCGCAGAGATCCCCCCGGCCAGGACATGCTCCGAGCTCAGCGTCTGGCTTGCGACATGATCCCCGGTGATCGCGCCATCCACGATGAGCTCACCGCCGTTTCTGTGACGGATGACGATGCCATCGAGCCAGATGCTGCCGGCACTGGCCGCCGCACTGGCGAACATGAGGCTCACGCTCAGGCGCGTACAGCCCGCCGGCACCGTGACGACCAGCGTTTTGCGCTCCCAGCTGTCAGCGGCACTGAAGTCACCGGTCCCAAGCGGGATCGCCGCGACATAGCTGTTTGCACCTGTTGTGTTATTACCAAAGCGCAGCTTCGCATTGGCCCCGTCCCCATCCCAGTCTGGGGATTTCCGGGCGTGGAGCTCCGCATAGATCTCTGAGCCCGGGGAGACGATCATGTCGTTAAAGAAGGGCGCCGTGACCGCTGCATGACTGATCCTGAGCGACCGTGCGCCGGTAAGACAGACCGTGTCGTCCAGCACGAACCCGGCCGCCGCGACATCGAAGGGAATGCCGGCATCGGTTTCAAAGTCGCAACCGGCCGCAAAGTTTGTCAGATCCGACACCACGAGACGGCTCGTCGAGATCGTACCAGGTGCAATCACCGTATCCCCGATGAGCTCGAGAAGTGCACCCGGACTTGCCCCTCCGGCCCCATCGTAGACCGTCGCGCGCAGCCCCGCGATCTGACCACCTGAGAGCTCCGCCGTCAGCGATGCACTGGCCGCCAGATAGCCCTGCAGATTGGCCAGCGCTGTTCCGGACAGCGACACGAAGGCCGAATTGCCGGCCGCATCGACCTGCAGCGCCTGCAACATCGTCGCAAAAGCCGTACCCGTCAGTGCATTGGTCTCAAGATTGCGGATATCATTGATCGCGCCCGTCAGCGCCGCACTTTCCACCTCCTGGCGTGCGGCGCGCCGGTAGCCCACCGCGACAAACTCGTCCGAGGTTTTGTTGGCACGCAGAAAGAACGGTGCGCTGCCGCTGAAGTAGAACGGCCCCTCAGAACTGATCTGAGCCCCCGCACCGCTTTCCAGACCGATCTGCAGCGTATCGAAGGCAGCCAGCGCATGTGTGCCGATCATCGTCCCGGTCCGGTCGGTGACGGTGATCACCGAAGGCTGGTCCATCGTGGCCAGGAAATAGTCGGCGATCCCGGTCTGGGCCAGGCAATATTCATCGCCACAGGCCGCGACCGGCATATGTGTTTCCGCGTCACTGCCGGCGCCATCGCCACTGGCAAAGCTCCACAGCAGGGTTTCCCCGTCGCTGGAAGCGTAATAAGCACCGGAGTTCTGAACGACCACCCCGACGGGCGGCGCAATCATCGACGGCCAGTCATTGAGTGCCATCAGTTCCGGCGCCGCCGGGCTGATCAGCTCGCCGTCCGATGTACCTCCCCCGCGACGATGCACCAGCACATATGCGGTGGTTTCGACATGAACAAAGATCTCGCCGCTTCTGCTGTCGCTCAGATCGATGAAGGTCCCGGCTGCCATCTCCTGCCAGGGCTCGGCGCTCAGATCCCCATCATCGACCGGTCCGGTGCGCGCGCGCCAGCGCCCCGAGGCCAGCGGCAGGATCGTGGTGGTAACCGGCGTGTCGCGGGTGAAGGCATGCGCAAAGCGCGTGCCCGCCATGCCTTCTGACCCAAGTGGCGTCCCATAGCCGGGATTGCCCGCAAGCGAAGCCACGAAGGGTTTGTCACTGGTGAAGCGCTCGCCGCGCGTACAAGCCAGCGCGGAGATCTCTCCCCGATCCAGCGTCAGCACCCGCGCGCCATCCCTGTAAAGGACCGTCCCGTCTTCGAAGGCCGCAAACTCATAGCTGCCCGAGACCATGCAGATCTGCGGCAGGCAGGCGGCCGCCGCCATAAGGCGGCGTTCGGACCGGGCCTGCATCCGCTGCGCGGAAAGGGCAATTGCTGTGCCGGTCTCGGTGCGGGTCAGATAGTTCTGCGTGAGGTTCGCCGACAGCGATCCAAGCGCACCGGCCGGACCCGTAAGCTGGGCATCATAGCTGGTGATCTGACCCGCAATGGCGCTGTCGGCTTCGGTTCTGGTGTAATAGTTCTGCGCAAGATCTGCCGAAAGCGCGCCGATCGCACCGCCGGGGGCCAGCAGCGAGGACGTATACTCGGTAAGAGAGCCGGCAATGGCCTGATCGGCTTCGGTGATGGTGTAGTGGTTCGTGCTCAGATCCGCTGCGAGCAGGCCCAGAGCACCCGAGGCCCCGACCAGCTCAGCGTGATAGTCGGTGACCGAACTGGCAATCGCGCTCCCGGTCCCGGCAATGGTGTAATAATTCGACGCAAGGTCCGCGGAGATCGCCCCGACCGCGCCGGCGGGGCTCAGCAATGCCGCATTGTAGCTCGTGATCTCCCCGGCAATAGCGCTGTCTGTCTGCGTGCTGGTGTAATAGTTCGTCTCCAGATCGGCAGAGAGAAGTCCGAGCGCCCCGGAGGCCCCCGTCAGATCGGCATGATAGCTGGTGATCGCGCCCGCGATCGCGCCGTCGGCCGAGGCCCGCGTGTAATAGTTCGTCGCCAGATCCGCCGCCACAGCCCCGATCGCCGATTGCAGCGCCAGCCCGGCGGCCGTGATCGCCTGATCGGTCTCAGTGATCGTATAATAATCCTGCGCGAGCGTGGCCGAGACCTGACCGAGTTCTGCGCTGAGCGTGCTGCGCAATGTGGCGGCCACCTCGAGCGCTGCGGTCACATCGCGCACCGCGAGAGAGGCCACATGCACGATCCCGTCGCTGTCGCCCGAGACATTGGCCCGCAGGTGGAACCAGGCCCGGTTCGCCGACCCTGATCCCGCCAGATGCAGATTGTCTGCAAGCTCCGCCTCCTGCAGCGTCTGCAAACTGGCAGAGATCCAGAGCGAGGCAGTCACAACCCCATCGGCGAGCGTGGCGGTCTGCGTGAGCGACTGGATATTGCTCTCGGCAATCGCCCCGCCTGCAAAGGTCGTGGCCCCGATCCGCCAGCGGACGCCGCCCGTGCTGCCCGCATCGGTGACCCGGAAGGTGACATCGACCCGGTAGACGGCCTCCGGATCGAAGCTCAGCGGATAGGCCGCGGCCAGGGTCTGGTTCTGCGGCCCCAGCTCAAAACACTCCCCAAAGACCGCGTCATCCGTCACAAAGCGCGACGCCTCCGCCGCAGGCCGCAGCACCGGGGCTGCCGTCGAGGTCGGATCCATGGTCCAGGCGCTGGAAGGCGCACGCGGCACACTGACCCCGAGCGGGGCAATTGCCATAGCAGCCTCGGCGCGCGCATCGATCACCGCCTGATCAAGCCCGCCGATCTGAGCGGCAAGATCCCCAACGGCCGCCGAAAGTGTGCCGGCAAAACCGGTGGTGAGCGCGCCATAGGCACCAGAGAGATCCGTCAGATCCCCCGAGACAGACGCCAGCGTGGCCTCAAGACCCGCAATCACCCCGTCAAAACCCGCCACCGTCCCCGCCAGCGTGCCGGTATAGCCATCCGTCAGCGCATCGAGATCGGCCCGCGCACTCACCGCATCGCTGAGCGCGCCCTGCACGCCCGGATCGAGATCCGGCGGCGCCAGCCGCGTGTCGGGCGTCGTGACCGCAGCCCAGTCCGACCAGAGGCTTTCGCGGTCGTCCCGCGCGGCCCAGGCCACCCGGACCTGGTAGTCCGTGTCCGGCAGCACTCCCTCCGAGATCACCCGCGCCCCCTCGGTCGCATCCTCGGTCTGGCCGGTGGCCACCACCTCCTGCGTGGCCGCGAGCCGCACCCGGTAGCGCAGGCCCGCCGCCTCATCGCGATCCGCCCCCTGCCAGCTCAGCAAGAGCCCGGGACGACGCGCCGTGCCATCGGCGCCGCGCAGGCTGGTCGGCGCCACCGACCACAGACCGACACTGAGGGGCAGCGCCGGCACCGTGGCCGGGCTCGGCAGGCTGACCGGCAGCGCAAACCCCGGCTGCCAGTCATAATCAGCCGGATCGCGCTCGCGCAGACTGAGCTGAGGTTTCGAGGTGACCAGCGGATCGACGATCGTGACCACCTCGAAGATCTTCGCCTCATAGCCATTGCGCGCCGAGCTCCAGGCCACCGCATCGAGCGGCTCGAGCGGAATGGCCTCGGGCGCCAGCGTCAGCACATGACGCCGCATGCGCCGCTCTTCTTCAAGATAAGCCCGCATCACCCGCTGCACCTGATTGGCATAGGGACAGGCCGGCAGGCTCAGATCGGCGATGAGGCGCCGGTTTCCGTCGGCCGCCTCGGAGCCGGCATCATAGCGCGGCGGCGCATCGACGCTGTTCCAGAGCGCATCGGGATCGGGATAGCTCGCATGCACGCCATTATAGGTGTCCGCCAGCGCCGGGAAGGGATCGAACTGCTGGCTGTCGGAGATGTTCACATCCGCATCGCTGAAGAAGAAGACCGGCAGGCCCGGGCCCCCGAGGCGGATCTTCCACACGCCCCCGATCTCCGCAAGCTGTCCCGAACAGGGCTTGAGCAGCTCCTCGATCACCCCGGCCGGCTCATCGGCAACAAAGACCTCGTATCCACTGCGCCAGGCCGGCTCGCTGGCGCCTTCCTCGTCGAGCGCCACCGGCGCATCCGCCGCCGCCATCGCAGCAAACCAGCTCCCGGCCGGCAGATCCTCCGCCGCCATATCCCCGCCCCAGACGTGACCGCCCGGCAGCGCAATGCCGCGCAGGATATTGTAGACCTGCACGGCGGGGTTTTCCGAAGGGGTCCAGGTGGCGGGATCCTCCCGGCGCTGGGGACCTGCACCACCGGCCGTGTCATCAGCCCGCGGGTCATAAAGCGGAATGCCCCCCAGCACGAAGCGCACCTGCGGAAAGCCCGTGTAGATCGCCCGGGCCAGCCGGAAGGTCAGGATCGCATAACAGATCCCCGTCCCCACCATGTCCGCCGTCCACGGCCGTTCGGGATAATCGCCATACCGGTCCATCAGCATCGGATCGGCCGCGACCTGCGTGCCATCGTAATACCGCACCCAGGCCGTGGGAGTCTCGGTCGTGACCTCGTCATAGATCGGATAGCCATCCACCGGATCACTGCCCACCACCTGCGTCCGGGTCCGGCTCTCGCTGAGCTCCGGGAGCGGAAAGCCATAATCCGCGTGTGGGTTTTCGCTGTCGGGCACACAGGCACGACCATCGACGATGATCCCTTCCAGGGTCTGCCCCGGCACATCCCCAAGCTCGATCACATAGGTCAGATAGGCATTCGGCGTGCCGCCATCGCGCCCGTGACTCATCGGCGGGCAAACCAGCTGGCCTTCGGTGGCATAGCGCCCCAGAATGAAGCTCGCCGGTGTCACGCCCCCGGTCAGGGTCTGCGTCGTCCGGATCCCAGGCACCGTGGGTTTGGGAGCAAGTGCCCGCGACAGCGCCGTCAGCGCCACCGTGCTCAGAAGCCGGCCCAGCACCGTCGTAGTGAGAAAGCCCGACACCCCTGCGCCGGCCGCCCAGGCCCCGAACGTGGCCGACCCGATCGCCGGGGCCGCGGCCGAGAACATGCCTGCAAAGAATGCGCCAACCTGGGGCATGGCTCAGACCCCGAAGGCGCGGATCACCCGCGCCGCAGGGACCAGCGCCAGACGCCCGGGGCTCAGCACCCAGACCGCCTCGCCCTGATGCAGCCCCAGCGCCGGGCCGTCCGGCGTCTCCACCACCACCCCGTCCCCCGGACGGGCCTCAGCCGGGGAGATCTCCGGCAGATGATGCGCAGCCAGCGCGATGTGATCGGCAAACCCGTCCCGGCGCAGGATGCGCAGCCCCCCGCGCAGGGTGGTGTAGCGCCCCCTGTAGGAGGCGGCATAATCCACCCCGGTCATCGCTTCCACCGCGCCCGCCAGGAACAGCGCGCAGTCATGCGTGCCCGGCACAAAGGGGCGCGGCGCAGCAAGGGCAAGCCAGCGCACAAGGCGCGGGGTCCAGTCGGGCAGACGGGTCATCGGGATCTCTCCGAGAGTGAGGATGTCAGGGCGCAGGACGCGCTAGGTCAGTCGCGCGCAGGAACGCGCAGGGTCAGCCGTTCGCGGGTCGGGTGGCGCGCGCCTCGCCCCAGACCGTCTCCACAGCGCCGGTGACGGCGATATACTGGCGGAACGCATCTGCGGGCGCGCGCAGGCGCAGGGTTTCCGCGGATTTCTTGAGGGCAAGCGTGCGGGTGAGCGCCTGGGCCGCGCTCAGCAGCTCCAGCTCGACCCGCGCCTCACCACCCTCAGGCGGGGTTTCCACCGTGACCGTGTTGATCACCCCCCGGAACACCCGCGCAGGCTCGGCCAGCAATACCCCGGTGGCGGGATCAAAACTGGCCACATGGATCTCGACAGGCGCGAGACGCGGATCATATCCACGGATGAGCTGGCTCACCTCCGGCGCCAGCGGCGAAAGTACCAGCCGGTGGCTGCGCACGTTCAGCCCTACCTCCGAGGTCAGAGGCGGCATCGAGATCAGCCCGCCGGCACCAAAATAGCTCCGGCTCTCCCCGCCGATCACGAAGACCGCATGATCCTCGCCCGACCAGAGCCCGAGGCAGGCCTCAGCCCCGCTGTCGCGCTCCCGGGCTTTCACCCAGAGCAGCACGCGCGCGCAAATCCCCTCGCGCGCCGCAAGCCGCGCGAGAACCGGTGAAGGCAAGGCCCGCATGACCAGTCTCTCCTATCTCAGGGTCTGAATGAACTCGAAGGACGCCCCGCCTGTACGCACGCGTTCCGAACTGCCCGCCGTAACCGTGCCGGGCAGCAGCACCGCCTTGAAGGCCGGGCGCAGCAGCGTGACCGGCGCGCCAATGGCAGCCCCCGCCCGCAGCGACGGGACCACTTCGAACACAGAGGTCGCGCCCGTCCCGTCGGCCACAACAGACCCGGTGACAATGCGGTGGAAAGCATGGCGCACCGGATCGCTGCCATAGAGAAAGCTCAGCCCGTCACCGCAGCTCAGCTCATAGCCCGCAGGCAGGCCCGAGAGCGACAAGTCCCGCGCATCCGGCGCGAGGCTGGCAATCTGAGGGGCTGCCGCGCCCAGCAGCGTTCCCTTGGGGTCCCGCGCCGGCCCGGCCTGATCTACCGGCCAGGCCAGAAAGCTGCGCCCCGGTTCCTGCAACAGCGCCAGCCGTGCCGCCATGGCCCGGGCCTGGGCAAATGGTGCCGGATGCAGCTCCACTCGCCCGCGCCAGAGCCGCGGTCCCAGCTGATCGCGCAGCACGGACCCGTCCGCCAGCCCCGAGACCTCCATCCGTTCGCCCAGCTCCAGGCTGAAGCTCCGGATCCGCAAGGCGCCCAGAAAGTCATCCCGGTCGAGCGGATAGCTCAGCGCCATCAGCCCACCCTCCGGGGATCGGCGCTGATCGCCCCGACCCGCGCCGGCAGAACCTCCCGGTCATACTGCCGGAGCCCCGCCTGCATCACACCCGCCGCGACAGTGCCGCTGATCCGCTCCACCGCCGCCTGCCAGTTGCCGCCCTGATCCACCCAGATCCGCACATCGACCGCCCCGGCCGGCGCGGTCGCGCCCTGCGCCACCTCCCGGCGCGAGAGCACCCGCTCGCCCCGTTGCAGGATCGTCGGCACCTCATCCGGCCGCAACCCGGCCCAGCCCCCACCGTGCAGACGCGGGGCACCGTCAAAGACCGCCGCCGGCACAGACCGCGTGACCCCGGACATCCCCGCCATCCCGCCCGTATGCGAGACCGCCGCTGTCACCAGCCCCGACCCGCCCCCGCCAAATACGCCCACAAGCGCCGTGGCAAGGGGGCCCAGGACATTGCGCCGGATCGCCAGCATCGCAAGATCGGCTATCATCGAACGGATCAGCGACCGGAAGTCGAGCTTGCCGCCTTCGACAAAGCCCCGCAGCGCGGTCTCCGCCCCCTGAAAGGCCGAGACCAGCGTCTCGCCCAGCCCCTTGCCCCAGTTCATCGCGTCCCTGGCATACTCACTCAGGCTCTTCTGAACCGCGGCAAACCCTGTCAGCTCGGCCTTCGCCCCCTTTGCAGCTCCCCCGGCGCGCCCGAGCGCCCCGGTCACCTTGTCGGCAGAGGCCGCCGCCGCATCGAGCGCAACTGTTCCCGCCCCGCCAGCCCCTGCGACCGCCTCCCTGAGCGCCTGCCAGGCTTCCAGCGGCAGTCTGCCGGCGGCGATCAGATCCTCCGCCGCCTGCCGGAACCGGCCAGCCGTGGCCAGCGCCTCGGCGGCAGTCCCCTCCAGTCCCAGATCCGGAACCGTGAGCGGGGTGTCTTCAAACGCCCGCCGGAAGGCCTCGGCGGCAGCTGTCCCGGCCTCGGCAGAGGCCCCGGCGAACGGGTTGGCAATATCGCCGAGATCGATCTCGCCGATCGCGCCAAAGGTGGTCTCAATCCCGACGGCAGCCAGCGCCTCGCGGATCCGGCCCGTGAAGGCATCTATGCGCCGGATCGCCCCGTTGAGCATCGCTTCCACCCCGTCGAGCATCCGGTTCGCGGCCACAAAAGCCAGATCCCCGATCACCTCCGGCAGGCGCGACCAGATCGCCCTGACCGCCAGCAACGCCCCTTCGAACGTGTTCGCCGCCGCATTGCCAAAGGCGACCACGCTTTCAATCGCCGACGCCATGGCCGAGGCCGCATCGGATTTGAGGTCATAAAACATGGCCGCTGCCCGCGCCCCTGCCGCCGCGGCCCCGAGCTGGATCCGGTCCCAGACCTCAACGGCGACATCCTTCAGAAGCCGCATGGCCTCTCCGAAGCCCCCGGCACCCTCCGCCAGGCGGGTGAACCAGTAGACGAGCTCCCCCGACCCCACGATCAGAGCGCCAATCCCCGTCCGGATCAGCGCGCCCTTCAGCACGCTCAGCGCACCCGCAAGGCGCAGCGTCGTGACCGCCGCGGCAGCCAGCCCCGCCACCCACCGCGCGCCAATCAGCGCCACGAAGGTTCCGGTCCAGGCCGCAAGCCGGCCGATCTGATCCGACAGAGCCGACAGCACCCGGCCGACCGGCCCGGTCGCACCGGCCAGATTCACAAGGATCCCCGCCAGCCGCTCCAGCACCGGCGCCAGCACAGCACCCACCCGGTTGCCGATCCCCGTCATCACCTGCCCCACCGCCGCCAGCGCCAGACGCGAGCGGTTAAGCGCCGCCACCGTCCTGCGATCCATCACCACACCGAGATCCGCCGCGCGGGCCGCCAGCGTCGTCATCTCCGCGCCGTTGTTTCTGAGCAGCGGGATCAGCGCCGTGGCGTCAGACGCCATGGCTTCGAGATAGAAGGTCATCTCCTGCTGGCTCACACCGGCCCGTTCCAGAGACGACACGTAAAGCTGCAGTGCCTCCGGCCCGGAAAGCCGCGCAAACTGATCCGCCGTCACCCCGACCCGCGGCGCAATGCTCTCGAAGAAGTCCTTCATCGGACCGCCGCCCGTCTGCAGGAAATCCCCCACCCGGTCGTTCACATCCTTGAGAATGTCCGCCAGCTTGTCGGCCTCGATCCCCACCGTCGCCGCCCCGGCCGCCCAGCCCTGAAACAGCTCCGGATCCGCATTGGCCACCTGCGCCTGGCGCTGCACCTCGAACGCCCGCGTCATCGCCGATTGCGTGGCCGCCACCGCCCCCGCTGCAGCGGCCGTCGCAGCTCCGATCGCGGCCAGACGAACCTTGCCCGCAAACGCCGCAAGCTTTGCATTCGCCCGCTCCACCTCGCGTGGGATCCTTTCGAATGCCTGCGCCCCGGCCTCGCCGACCCTGCGCAGCTCACGCTTCACCTGCCCCCCGCCCCGGGCGGACAGGCGGACCGAAAGGGTCTTCTCGGACATGGGTTTTCCTCATCAGACTATGCGCCATTGACATATGCGTCATTGGCGCACATATTGAGCCATGACCATCGTGACTGTAGTCGAAACGCCTGAGTTCCAGCGCCGCGCCCATGCCCTTATGAGCGAAGCAGAGCGGCTGGAACTGATCGATTTCATCGCCCGCAATCCGATGTCGGGCGTGCCGCTGGGCGGCGGTGTGCGCAAGTTCCGCTTTGCACGCGAAGGCGCAGGCAAGAGCGGCGGCTTCCGCGTGATCCATTTCTACAACAGCGACGACGGAACGCCGATCTTTCTGATCACCGTGTTCGCCAAGAACGAGAAAGCCAACCTGACCAAATCGGAAACGGATACCGTAAAAAAGCTCGGCAGCTTGCTGTCAGAGACCTACCGGAGGAAGACATGAGTAACGCATTCAAAAGCATCGAACAGGGGCTGAAAGAAGCCCTGTCGCACGCACGCGGAGACAAGAGCGCCGCGGTACTCCATGAGATCGAGATCCCCGACCCCGATGTTCAGGCTATCCGCGCCCGCACCGGTTTGTCACAGGTTGCCTTTGCGCGCAGTATCGGTGTCAAGAAAGCGACCCTGCTCAATTGGGAGCAAGGTCGCCGCCATCCCGAAGGGCCTGCCCGCGTCCTGCTCGCACTGATCGCGAAAGACCCGCAAATCGTGCAGCGCACCCTCACCCCTTAAGGCAAGAAGCCCGAAGCCCGGGGATCAGCTTCACCGGCTTCATTCATCCTGCGCACCATCGCCGCCTCTACGGCCGGCATCAGCTCGCCCACCGCCAGAGGCGGCACCCCAAGGGCGCCGGCCAGCGCCAGCACCGCTGTCATGTCAAAGCCCAGCACCTGCGGCGCAAGGCCCCCGGCCACCCGCAGCTGTCCGCCCGAGCGTTGCACAAGGTCCCAGACCTGCCAGCCTTCGATGCTCTGCGGTGCATGCATGATCCCCGGACACTCAGGGCAAATTCCATCACACGCCGCGCAATAGTCGCCGCCCCCGCCGAACTCCCAGTCGGCAAGGGCGCTCAGACGTTTTTTTCCGCGTCCACCAGCATCGCACCCGCCACCACCTTTTCCTGGAAAGCCTCGAACATCGGCCAGAGATCGAGCAGCGCATCGATCCAGTCCTGCGTCACCGGAACCGGTGCGCCCGTTTCATCCCCCACGCCCTCCCAGGCCTCGATCACCAGCCCCGCGAGGATCTTTGCCACCGCCAGCGCCACCGCATCCTCGTCCGGGTGCTCCTCAGCCTGCACCAGATCCTGAACGCGCGGATCATTGCGCGCCGCCAGCATCATCGCCGAACTCAGGGGCCGGACCCGCACGCGCGCACCGCCCGCCAGCCCGATCCAGCGCGGCTCGGTTGAAAGAGAAAGTCTCAGCATGTCACATCTCCAAAAAAAAAACGGTGCCCGAAGGCACCGGAGGTCAGGGAGCAGCCTCCGGCCCCTGACAAGACCGAAGGCGAGGTAAACACTGAATGCTGCGTACACCCGTATGCTACACGCAATCCCGCCTTCCGGATACCGTCAATAGGCCTCGCGGCCATTTATCAGGGTCACTGTCACCATCGGATCGCCGTTGGTCTGCTGTGCAGCCTGCCAGTCAAAGCTCACCTGCACCCCCTGCGGGCCGGTGATTTCCCGGCGCGGCCGCGGCAGGAAGACCCGCGGCACCGAGACCGTCAGAGTTTCTCCAGACGCAAGGCTGTAGGCAAACTCCAGCGCGCAGGACGTGCCCGAGATCGCCTGGCTCAGCAGCACCGTATCGGCAAAACGAACATCAATCCGTCCTGTCATCGCCGCGATCGACGGATCCGCCCCCTCGATCTTGCCGTCCGCCCGGATCGTTTCCACCCGGTCGAGAGTGTTGGAATAGCTCAGTTCCGCCCCGACAATATTACCGATCGCCGTCCCGTTGCGCGTCACCGATCCGTTGAAGTGACCAAACCGCTGCAGGTCCACAGTTGCCGGTGTGCCCGCCCCGGATGCCGTCCCCAGCGTCTCGCCCTGGGCCACGATCTCCACCGAAGCCGTCAGCAGGCCAGAGCGCGCCATCTGCCAGCCGATCTTGTCGACCATGCAACCGCCATAGAGCGCATAGCTCGGCACGTCCGGCAGCCCGGTCTCCACCGTGAAGCTCGGCAAAGTCCAGCTTCCGCTGGTAAAGACATGGGTGTAGGGCCCGGTGCCAGTGGTCACAGGATCACCAAATGCCCCCTTGAGCCAGACCCCGAAGGCCTCCGTGTCAACCGGCACCACGATACTGCCATCGGCGGTGATTGCATCGCGCATTGGTGCCAGAGGATCGCGCCCGTATCCCAGAAGCTCTGAAGCCTGCAGCGGCTGCTCGGCCCCCAGCGACGCCGTCGCAAAGGGCATCTTCGTATATCCGCCCACCGGCGGCGTTCCATATGTACTCTCGAACGCCAGCGCCATCTGCGCCCGCGCCCCCTGGGCTCGTGCCATTCCATTCTCCTGTCTGCTCAGATCTGTTCAGGGCCCAATCCGCTTGACAGCCGGGCACCCCCACGGCCATCAGACGGACAAACCGGGAAAGAAACGCCAATGACCAGCTCTGCCATCCCCCAGACCACCCCCGAGCGCAAACGCTCGCTGATCGGCGAGGATGTCCGCATCACCGGCAGCCTCACAACCCGGGGCATTCTCGAGTTCGGCGGCGAGATCCGCGGTGAGCTCACCGCCGATACCCTGGTACTCACCAGAACCGCCCGCGTTCACGGCAAGATCCGCGCCCGCCATCTCACCATTGAAGGCACGCTGCAGGGTTCGGCCGCAGCGCTGAACCTCACCCTCAGACCCTCGGCCATCGTCTCCGCAGATCTCACCTGTGAGCGGATCTGCATCGAGCCCGGCGCGCAGATCGAGGGCCGGATCGGCAAGCTCGCGGCCTATGACCTGGGCATTCACGCCAGCGGGTCTGCCAGCGTATAATGCAGCACAACCGGGATGACGGCCGCCTTCAGGCTGGCCGCCCCCTCCACCGGCAGATCCACCGGCCGCGGCGCCTCCGGCTCGACCCAGTCGCACAGCCCGCCCAGCGTACGGTCGGCAGCGAGTGCTGTCCCGATGCCTGCACAAAGGGTGTCGAAAGCCGCATCCCGCTCCCTGTCCTGCACCACCACCTCAAGCTCGGCCCGATGCGCATAGTGATATCGCAGCGGTGACAGCGTCACCTCCGGCTCCCCCGGATCGCCATCCCTCAGGATCACAACCCCTCCCGCCGGCACCCGCTCAGGCAGCACCTCCCCGCGCAGAACCGAAGCAGGCAGGGCTGACAGCCGCGCATGCAGGCTGGTGAGGAGGGTTTCGCGGAGGGTGGGCATGATGGATAGCTTTCGCTCTGCTGGTTTCAGAAGCTGTCAAATCTGAAGCAGTTCAGTGCCCGGAAAGATCAGAGCCCTTCGATGGAATACTCCGGCGAACCCGACCAGGAGATATTCCAGCTCGCTCCCGGCCTCACATTCTGAATAATGCCGGGATCAAATGCCACAAAGCATGCCCCGCCCGTGCGCCTGACCGATGGATAGAGCAAACCCCGATGACCCTCCTGGCGCAGAGCCGTCGCGAGAGACTGTCCGGCCGGATATCCTGTCGCCGGATCGGGATTCAGCGCCGGATGTCCGCTCTCGTCTGCCAGATCCGGAAAGTCACCTATGAAGTCGGCAAGCAATTCCACATATCTGGCCTCGTCGTCAAAAACGCCAATGAAGCTGAGCTCCCGCGTCCTGTGATAGGCAACCTCCTCGGCAGAGGTCAGAACATCAAAGCTGCAATACCATGCCCCACGTTCACCACCATTGAAGCGGTTCCCTGTCGGCCGGGTATATGAGAAGGCCGCGTTGATGTGGCTCTGACCATAAACATTCAGGTCATGAGCCCGTCGTTCAAAAACCAGTTCGCGCCGGTCAAGTGCAGGACTGCCTTCCCGTTCAGCGATCAGGCGTGTGCTGGTTTCTCCTTCGAGCTCAGCCAGGATTGCCGCTTCTTCATCACTGTCAACAAGCCCACGCAACACGGGTGGCTTGTGATAAGTGGCCGGGATCAGGCGAACCAGTCCCCGGTCGTTCAGAGCCGTAATCTTCAAACGCCACCCCGCAGGGCATCCACATAAGTCCGGACACGCAAAATCTTGGGAAGGCCCCCATGCACCATGGCATCCAGTGGGCGCTGACCATCGAATTCCGGCCCCCGGTTGCTCAGCTTGACCCATTGCCCCGCAATTGCCGGGCTGAAGTACAGTTCGAGTGATTTATAGAGCCCGACAAGCGCGCTGAGCCGCAACATCTGATCGCGTGTCAATTCACCGGAAAATCCTGGCTTCCTGGCACGTTTCCAGGTCGACTCGGACATATCCGCCAGCGCCGCTGCCTCGCGGCCGGTAAGTGACCAGCCCTCGGCAATCCGACTGAAAGCCTTCAACGCAACAGCCTGCACTGCGGCCGCCGGACGTTCGCTGACCACGCTTTCCATAGACAAACCCTCCATTTCACCCAAAGAATAAGTCCATATGACCTATATTTCAAGTCCATATGGACGCAATTCTGAATGGGCTGACCTTTACTCCCCAAAACCAAGCCTGGTCAAAGTCGCACGGTCCGGGGCGCCGGTTTCAGGCAATCCAACCGATGCCTGAAACGCCTTCAGCGCGCGCTTTGAACCCGCGCCCCAGCGGCCATCTGGCGTACCTGCCTCGAACCCACCTGCATTGAGCATGGTCTGAATGGCCTTGTAGTCCTCCGGTGACAGTGACAGCGTCGACCACCCGCAGGCCGATGCAACCGCTTCAACAGCATCCTGCCCCCCGGAAAGATCAAATACCGCATCGTGGCGCTGGCCATTTTTTTCGACCAGACGGATGAAGAGGCTCTTGGCATCATAAATCCTGCGCAGAAACTGTTCCGCTTCCCGGCCAAACAAACCCGCGCCCTTGTTGTTCGTCAGACTGTTCCATCTCGTCTGCTGTGCCGGAGCATCATCGATACGGTAGGTGATATCGAAACTGTTGCGCCGAAAATCCGTCATCAGGTAGTCATCCTGAATGTACACCAGTGCCGTTTCCCCTTCAGTGCAGCGCGCCAGCAAACCCGTGAACCCGCTGTAGCTGCCCGGCTCGAAATTCGAGTAGTTGATTGCAACGACTTTTGGACTGTCATCGACAACCGCCCGCTCGGTTTCGATCGACCACCACCCCGAAATCCTGTCGCCATCCTTATGCGCCTGCTCGAACGGCTGCAGCGAATAGTCGATCTGCGGAAACCGTTTATCCGCCCAGGGCAAGGTTTCGGCCTCACCGGTCGCAGTATCTTGTGCCGTGCTCAGAGGCTCCGGTTCGCCGCTACCCGACCCTGAGGACGGAGGGGGTGCCAAAGCAACTGAATTGGGGAAAGCGATCCCGTATTTTGCCTGGAAATATCCCATCTGCAGCTGCGCAAGGGTCAGCTTTTCGGTCTCGACCCGGCTCAGCGCTACCGCCTGAATGAGACCACCGGCCCGCGCCGCTTCCTTTTCGGCCTCTGCGATCCGGCTCTGGGCTGCAGCTATTTCCCCCAGGATCCGGGTCGCCCGGGCGTCATCGGGTTGCACAGCCGGAATGACGATTTCAACGGCATTTCCCCCTTCAAGACCAAGAATGCGGTTCCGGATCACAGCTTCCGAAAGCGAAAGCGCTTCTTTTCTCGCCTCGGCAAGCGCACGGATCAGCCCTCCGTCAAACCGCGCGATCGTCGCATCCGCCTCCTCGATCTGAGTAACCACAAGATCAAGCTCTGCGCGCAGACTATCAGCCGTCTGCGCGCAAACGGGCAGCGCGAACTGAGCCGCAATCAGAAAAGGTATCCCGGATTTCAAGATCTGCATCATCATCTCCTGTTTTTCGAAGATGCTAACCGCCCGGCACTCAACCCTCAAGCGAGATGTCGAAACCACCTCGCGCCTGGATTTTCATTTTTTTCCGGACCTGCGCGTTGATACCGTCAGCGCGACGCGGTCGTCAGAACCGCACCAAGGCAGATGAATGCGCCACCTGTCACACGATTGAACTGACGCCCGTACTTTGAAAGCCAGGGCGCCACCCGTTGTGCAAGCCGGGCGAGCAGAAGCTCATAGGCGATCTCGACCAGCACGAAAGTGCCCCCGAATATCGCAAGCTGAACCAGAAAAAAAGCGCCCGGAACCATGAACTGCGGCAGAAACGCTGCAAAAAACACCAGCCCCTTGGGATTGGAAACCGCCACCCAGAACCCCTGGAAAAACAACCGGGCCGGCCTCGACGCAGACGCTCCGGACATTGACACGGCAGTGTCAGCCAAAGGGGGTGGAGCGCGCCAGACCCGTAGCCCCAGGTAGATCAGATAAAGCGCCCCAATCCATTTGGCGATTTCAAATGCGCTGCCGGATGCCGCCAGGAGCGCCCCCAGCCCCGCCAGAGACACCCCGATCAGGATCAGAAACCCCAGCGCACCGCCCAGAACCGTAAAAACGGTCCGCCGGAATCCATAGCATGCGCCATGCGTCACCGACAGCAGCCCATTCGGACCAGGTGTGAGGGACAAGCCAATCGCCGCCGCCAGATAAAGAAGCCAGAGTTCGAGGGTCACGGTCTGCTCCCGGGGGACGTGCGCTGAACGCGCCCGTGAGGTGCGGGACGCTGCCAACCCAATTGCAGAGAACAGGGTTGCTGGCAATCGGTCTTGCTGATCCGCAGCCTTCTGAATACCTGCTCTCTGCCCTGAGATCTCGCGACCCGCAGATTTCCGCCGCGCCACCTTGACCATTCGCGCATATTCGCGTTCAACCCACCCAGCGGGCCTGTAGCTCAACGGTCAGAGCAGAGCGCTCATAACGCTTTGGTTGCGGGTTCAAATCCTGCCGGGCCTACCAAAGCCCCCTTGGCGGAATGGCAGACGCTGGAGACTTAAAATCTTCTGCCTGCGGGCGTGCCGGTTCGAGTCCGGCAGGGGGCACCACGACGTCTTCACGACAGGTCCTCGCTGGGCCTTGCACTCAGCGCAGATCAGCTATTCGCCCTTCCCCTATTGTGCACGCGCAGAAACTCCCTATTTCAAGTCTCAGAAACTCGGATGGCTTTTTTCTTCCTCCCTGGAGCCAGTTCGAACAAGGCGACGACACCTCCTCCTCCCTGTGTCGTCGCCTTTTCTTTATCCCAACCTCCCCGCCACCCAGTGTTTTGCGATCCGCCCCGGCAGCTCCGCCTGCGCACGCGCCGCGTCCCGCGCCAGATCCAGCCGCTTGAGCAGCCTGACCTGCGGCACCAGCAGGAAGATCGGCACGCTGGCCCGGCCCCGGCCTGATTTCGCGCGGGAGGCCACGCCGAGACCCCTGCTGCTGAGCCGTCCGTCCGCCACCAGCAGGCTGGGGCCACGGCGGCGATAAACAAAGCGCAGGCGCAGCCCGCGGCGTTTTTCCCATTCGCCGGGTGTCATCCGCCGGCCACCCACGCCATTGCCCGCCGCCGGCAGCGGGATCGCCAGCCAGAAGCCGGATTTCGAGCGAATGAGCGGCCCCGCATCATGCGCCCCCACAATGACCGGTGCTTTCGACCAGACCAGGGCGGCCGCCTCAAGACTGTCGCCGGATTTCGGGTAGGAGGCGCTGTGGATCGAATGTGCCAGGCGCTGCCCCAGCCCGGCCCCGGTGATCTGCCCGCGCCAGTCAGCTTTGAGCCCGGATCCGGCCTCCCGCATCGCGAGGCTCACAGCCTTTTCACCTGCGCGGATCTCGGCCGCCATAATCGCGACCAGATCACCACTGACCTCAACACCAAGCTGCATCTGCGCTCAGCCCCGCTGATTAAGGACTGGACAGACCCCACATCGGGCATCCAGTCTTCGGATGTCCGGAATATTCTTCCGGATGGGCTGGCCTCTCCAGTCCCGTGGGGAGAGGCCGGCAGGCAGATGGCAGCCGGGATCCGGCTGCCATCCAGTCTTCACAATCCGCAGCAAAGCGCCTGCCGGGCCTCATGCCGGAGACAGCTCCAGCGTCCAGATCAGCCGCTCCCGGTCCCGCTTCGGCTCCCCCTGAATGAGGAACGTGTCCTCCCCGATCAGGATCTGCTCATCCGGACGCGGGGCTGGCACATCCGCCACCCGCACATCGAGCCGCGTGGTTTCCGACAAAAGCCGCGCCGCACCAAACCCGGTGATCTCGTCGGGCCGGCGCAGAATGCCCCTGCCCCGCGTGAAGCGCCCCTCCATGTCCCGGTGGACGATCTCCACCGAGAGATTGGGATCGGCAAAAAGCCGTCCCAACGCCCCGTCAAACACCGACATCAGAAGGCCCCGTTCAGACGCACCCGCCCGGTCACGTCACTGGCACCCCCGGCCACATCCGCTACCGCCACGCCGATCAGCGTGTTCGAAGTGGCGACACTGGTCGTCACCCTGGCCGTATCGTCCCAGTAGATTTTTGCGCCGGTGCTCCAGGCCTGGCTTGCTGCCTTGGCCATATCAAACACACCGGTCAGAACGGTTTCCACCGCAGCACCCGCAAGCGCATCACGCGCAGCCACGCCGACGATCGCGCCCACCTTGAGACCGGCGCCGGAGACAACATCATACGGCGCCGTCAGCGTCAGCGTGCCGCCCGGCTGGATATAAGAGTTCATGGGATTGGTCCCTTTGTAAAAAAGAAAGGGCAGCCTGTCAGGCTGCCCGTCTGAAGATGTTCAGAAGGAAAAGGGACAGGATCACTCTGACCTGCCCCGCCTCTCCCGGCCTTGACCATTCTCAAGCCGGTCAGGTGAGTGCGACACCGGGGTTCTTGTAGAGCCCGCGCCAGTCGATGGCCTTGGCGCCAAAATCCAGACGCGCCTTGATCTCGACCCCGTCCACGTCAAACCCCATGCGGGTTTCCATGAACACACCCTCCTGCCCTTCGAGGAAGGCATATTCGATCGTGTCGATCGCTGCAGGGCTGGCCACCAGATACCAGGGCACCGCCCCGCTCGCCGGATCGAGCCGCGGCTCGGAAACAATCGTCAGGCTGCGCAGATTGCCCGGCACCACATCCGCAGGCTTGCCCGGCACGAGGTTCTGCGCCAGCAGCTGCTCGGCGGCCAGTTCCAGCGACGACGGCACCACCAGATATGCAGGCCGGATGTTCAGCAGCGTCTTGCCATCGAGCCCGGTCTGGCGCGACATTGCGGTGCGGGCCTTTGCAAGGTTCACCACATCGAGCGCCGTGCCGCTGGCGGCAAGGTTGCCATGGCCCGCATGGAACAGCGCCTTGCCATCGGCCATGGCCGCATTCTGCAGGAAGATCCCCCAGACCACATCGCTTTCCAGCGTCGCCGCCGCCGTGCCAAAGAGCGCCGGGACACGGGTGAACGCATCGAGATCGTCATTGATCAGAACCTGTCGCGTGATCCCGACGACCTTGCCGTAGGTCTCAACGCGGTAGCTCTCTTTCGCCTCCCCGATCGTGCCCCGCCTGAACTCGCCCGCCTCGTTGACCTTCTCGAGCTGCGGTGCCTCTCCCAGCTGCAGGCGCTGAACCGCCTTGAAGTCCGCCACCGAGGTGCGCCGCGCCACCATCTGATAACTGCGCGGCGCCGCCTCATAGGCCGCCCGCAGCGTCCGGTTGGTGACCGAGGCCAGGATGAGCGGAAAGTCCGAACTCGTGTGCAGCGCGCGCGTGGCAATCTCATCGCGCCCCAGACCGCGCACCCGCACCCCTTCGGCCGCGAGGAACTCACGCGCCATCTCGATCAGCGACAGACCCCGCCATTCCCGTGCCGCCGGGCTCAGCTCATGCCGCCCCGGCTCATAGCGATGCATCAGGGCCGCCTCCACCGCCGCCCGTCGGGTCTCCACCTCGCTCTGCCCGTCCATACGGATATGCGGCCGGGTGTCCACCGACCGGTCCAGAGACGCGGCCGCATCGATGAGCGCTCCCCGCGCTTCATCGAGGCTGACACCCCGGCGCACCAGATCCGCCGTGACCTCCCCGCCCACGCCAAGCTTGCGCGCCGCCTCCTGAATGCCGGCGATCCGCGCCCGCTCACCTTCCATCGCCTCCTGCGCAATGCGCCGCATATCTGCTGCGGAGACAGGGTGTCCGGCCGGCTCATTGTTATGGTTGTTTTCTGCAGCAGGCGCTCCGGCCCGGCCGTCCTGTGGCAAAGCATTGCGCTGCACGTGTCCGGCGCGCGCAGCACTGTCAGTCGCCGGTGCCGGGGCTTCTGGCGAGGCCCCCATGGGCCCGCCCGGGCCGGCCGTCGCGTCACGCCCTGCCACCATCCCGGGCTCCGCGCCGCGGGCCTGCTGACCCTGTGCGCCTTCCGTTGCTGATCCGCTCATCTCTTTGTCCTTCCCATCCTGTAACGGAGGCTGATCCCCTCCATCGCTGCGCTCCGCAGCTTCTGACTTTTTCAATCTGTCCTGATCGTCACGACCGGGAGCTGGTGCTGCGCGCCGCACCAGCGTGCAGTCCTGCTCTGCGTCCGGGCTGGCCCGGAACCCGGCCTGCGCATCCGCGCCCACCGGCACCGCCGAGAGCTCCATCGGCTGCCAGTCCACCGCCCGCCAGACCGGCACCTGCCCTTCTTCTTCGGTGATCTCGAAGCTGCGCACCGCATAACCCACCGAGACATTGCGGATGATCCCGGCCTGAACATCGCGCCAGACCGGCTCCACATCCGCCCTTTCCGAGAAGCGCACCCGCGCCTTGCCCACCGGTGCGGACCCGTCCGTCTCCACCCAGGCGCGCTCAACCACCCCCAGCACCTGGCTCAATTCATATGCCCCGTGGGTGTCGAGCAGTGGCGCACCGCCATTGAGGCGGCTCAGATCCACATGACCCGGCTCGAGCGAGAGAACCTCGTCATAGCGTTTGCCGGTCCAGGCATCCCGCCGGCGCACCATCGCCCCGCTCGACCAGACCAGCTCCACCGTCCGCGCTGGCACATCCACCGTCTCAGGCATCAGCCGCACATCGCTGCGCAGCTGCACCCCGAGGCGACGGTTGTCTCCGCCACTGCCCGGCCGCACTTCTTGCCCGCCCCCGGGTGGGGGATCATTCCGTGTCATTGCGATCCTCATCTGATGATGCGGGCGCAACCTCGCGCCCGCTGTCCTGCCCTGTTTTCGTGGAACGCCGGGGATCGCTGTCGAGAATGAGCCCCAACGCATCGAGCTCGGCATTGGTCTCGGCGATTTCTCTGAGGACCTGCGCCGGCTCATAGCCCTGGCGCGCAATGGCTTCCTTCAGCGTCATCACCCCGGCCCGCACCGCCTGCACATCCGCCTGGATGTCCTTCAGCGGATCCACCGCCTCGAACCGGGGTGCGGTCCATTCCGCCGCAATCTCTGCCCCGTCCGGCAGCGCCCCGGCCGCCTGGGCCGCCAGGACAAACCGCCGCCAGACCGGCTGACAGAGCCCGGGCACCAGCAATTGCCATTGCAGCGCTTCCATCCGGCGGCGGAACTCGATCAGCCCTGCCCGGATCGAGCTGTAATTCACCTGGCTCAGATCCCCGGTCAGCAACTCATAGGTGAGCCCCACCCCCGCCGCGACCGCATGCAGCTGCATCCGCATATATTCGGCATAGCCGCCCGAGGCGGCGGGGCTTGCGAACTTCACATCCTTGCCCGGCTCGAGATATTCGATCATCCCCGGCTCAAAGCTCTCCACCCGCCGGCCCGCCGCATCCAGCTGCGCCCGGCCCAGTGTCTCCTCGTCCTCAGCCCCGGTGACGAAGGCCGCGAAACAGGCCTCAATCTTTTTGCGCACCAGTTCGGCCTCATCATAGTCGTCCAGATCGCGCAGCTTCAGCATCACCGGTGCAAACCACGGCACTCCGCGCACCTGTCCCGGGCGCAACCGCTCGAAGAGATGCAGCACCTGATCAGCCGGAACCCGCCGCGCCACCGGAAGGCCCAGTCCCGACAGCCCTCCCGCCTCGCCCGGATGGCGCGGATAAAGCCAATAGGCCACGCGCCGCCCGAGAGGGTCGAACTCCACACCCTGCAGGATATACCCGCCACCGGGCAGCTCCTCAGTGCGCCCTGTGTCCAGGTGATCGGGCTCCAGCACCTGCAATTGCAGCGGCACCGCCAGCCCATCCTCCACCCGGCGCGGGCGCAGGCGCACCAGCACCTCGCCACTTTCCACCAGCGACCGTACGATCAGCGCCTGCAGACCGGCGAAATCCGTCAGACCGTCCGCATCGCATTCCGACGCAAACCGCGCCCAGAGACGATCGGCCTGCCGGGCAAGCTCCGCCTCCCCGGCCCGCGCCCGCGGCATCAGCCCTGTTCCCACCATGTTGCTCACCAGCGCCTGCACGGCCTTGGCGGCATAGGGATTGTTGCGCACCAGATCGCGCGAACGCGCCCGCAGACGTGCCAGCGCCGGGCCGATCTCGCTGTTGGCCCCGGTGCCGGGCGTGATCCAGCCTTCGGTGCGCCGCCCGGTCTTTGCCCCTTCATAGGCGCGCGCCAGCACCTCCAGCGCCTGCCTCTGGCGCACCCGCCGCAGCCCCACACCCGGCGCAATCGCCCCGAGCGTCCGGTCAAACCAGTTCATGACAGGTGCTCCTCAGCCCTTCGAGAAGCTGGCAAAGCTGCGCCTTGGCCTGGGGCGGCCCACGGTTGCCGCCAGCTCCGCCTCGATCACCCGAATCCGGCGCAGCAGATCCGCCGCCGTGCCATAATCCACCGACTTGCCATCGTAGCTCACCCGCGTCGTCCCGCTGGCATAGGCCTGTTTGAGGGCCGCCAGTTCCTCCTGCGTCCAGCTCATGATCACATCCTCAAAGCCAACTGCCCCGCCGCCGGCTGACCCAGCGCCCCTCCCGTGACGTATCCTGCCGTGGGGCACGTGCGGCAGCATCGGGCCTTTGCGGCATCATCGGCGCTGCCTCAGCCGACAGCACACCCAGCTCATCCGCCAGAGCCGCCCAATGTGCCTCCGGCCAGCGATCCGCCCCGAGGATCCAGGCCGCCGCCCGCGCATAGACCCGGCAGTCCAGCGCCTCGTTGCGTTCGCGCAGTTTCTGCCACTCAAGCCTGGCGTACCCGCGCTTGTTCTTGACCGTGACCAGCTGCTCGGCCGTCAGCTGTTTGAGCCACTCGGCATCGACCCATCCGGGCAGATGCAGAAAGCCCTGCGGAAACGCCCCGGCACCGGCTCCTCCCAGCCCGGAGTTCTCCGGCGGATCGAGCCGCAGGAAGCGATAGGTCTCGGCCTTGAAGGTCGAAGTCGCCACCGACCAGAGCCGCGCCCCGCGGCGCAGCCGTTTGCCGCCCACTGTCGCATCCACATAGCTCGGCCCCGAAACCGGGCTCGAGCGGTTGAACCCCTCCAGCCCCTTGACGGGGGCCACCTGGGCAAATCCCGCCTGCCGCGCCCAGCCATACACCGCCGCCGTCTCATAACCGGTATCAATCGCCAGCTTTGCGATGCTCATCGGTGTTCCGCTCGCATGCAGCCAGCTCCGGTTCAGGAGATCCGAAAGCCCCTGCCAGCAGGCCGGCTCCCCCGGACCGCCCCCGATGACGACATGATCCACGAGCCAGCTTTCGAGCCCCCGCCCCCAGGCCCAGACATCAACTTCGATCCGGTCCTTCTGCACATCCGCCCCGGCCGTCAGGATGAGACCTCCCCCGGGCACCGTACCTGCAGGCCAGTCCTCCTTCAGCCCCTGCAGCCGCTGCCAGTCCGGCGCCTCGCCGCTTTCCATCCAGGTCTCGCCAAGCGAGGTATTGACGAAGGTTTTCATGGTCTCGTCACCACCGGCACGGGCAGACAGAAAGGCCTTCGCCATCGCCTCCAGCCGCACCCAGGGCGAATAGATTTCGTTCAGATGGAACCCCGCGGTCCCATTGAATGGTGCCGCCGCGATCCAGCGGCCCTTGGAGATCGCTGCCCAGCGGGCTTCGTCCTTCCACGCCGCATCACACTCTGCGCAGTGATACCGCGCAGTTTCCGGGCGATGGCCGCCGTTCTCGTCCTTGTCCCATTTGACCTGTCCCCAGGTCAGGATTTGTTCGTGACCACACGCGGGGCATGGCACCCAAAACCGGCGCTGGTCACTTTCCTCGAATGCCGCCTCAATCCGGCTCGCCCCCTTGTTCGTCGGCGTGGACACGAGCACAATCTTGCGGTTCCAGAATGTCACGGTCCGCTTTTTTGCGAGGTTCACCGGGTCGCCTTCAGCGCCTGCGCTGAACGGATAGCGGTCCACCTCATCGCACAAGAGGAGCCGGATCGGACGGCTCGCCAGCCCTGAGGGCGCGTTCGCCCCGACAATGGTCAGATGACCGCCCGGGAAGCGCTTGTGCAGGATCTTGTTGTTGCCATCCCGCGACTTCGGGTTGGCGATCTTGTCGCGCAGGCAGGGCGTGTCCCGCGCCATCGGCGAGAAGCGGTCCTTCGACCAGGTTTCCGCATCCCGCTCTGTGGGCATCACCACCATGATCGGCGCCGGGTCCTGATCGATGTGGTAACCGACGCAGTTATTGACCACTTCCGTCTTGCCCACCTGTGAACTGGACATGATCACAACGGTTTCGGTGGAGGCATCCGAGACCGCCTCCATGATCCCGCGCTGGTATTCGGCGCGGCTCGTGCGCCACCGCCCCGGCTCGGCGCTCGCCTCCGAACTCAGCCGCCGGTTGGCATCCGCCCAGTCACTGATTGTCAGGTCCGGCGGCGGCGTCAGCACCGCCAGGGCGCGCCGCACCGTCTGACAGAGCACCGTCCCACCCTTCAGGATCAGGACCGATACCGTCGCTTTCCTCTTCGACGCGCACATCCGCTTCCGCCATTTCTTCCAGCGCCTCGCGGATCGCCTCCCGGATCACCTCGCGCACCCCAGCCGGGCTCTCCTGCGCATGCACAACCGGTGCCAGCCGGTCCGGCAGCGCCAGAAGCCGCGTACGCAACTGCGCCAGCACCGCGATCCAGGCCGCTTCGATATCGTCCGCCGCAATCAGCGCGCCCCGTCTGGCCTCCGCTTCCATTTCTGACAGATCCGCGCGCGCCCTGATCAGCCGGGCCCGCTCAACCGCATAGTCCGGGGCCCCGGCCTGAGCCCGGACCGCCTGCTCCCGCAGATAGCGCACATAGCCACGCACAGACCCAATCAGGTCATACTGACCGCGTGTGGCTTTCGGGATCACGCCTTCCCGGCTCAGCTGCTGCACCCGCCGCTCCGAGAGATCCAGGAGCTTTGCAATCACCCCGATGGGCTGGCTCGCTGATGACATGAGATGATACGAATGCTCCGATTAAAGCCATGTTATTGCTGCTATTATACTGGATGTGCAGCCCCCGGAGAGCGAAGCTGATCCGAAGAAAACGCTGCACCCAACGGAGCCCGCCATGACCATCGCCGAACGCTACAACCTAGAAGCCGCCCGCCTGCTGCCGCACATGGCTGCCGACCTTCAGGTCGACCCCGCCATCATCAGCACGACCGAGATCGACGAGATCGTCTTCCGGCGCGGCGAGTTTCTGGGCGGCATGGCCTGCGCGATCCTCGCGATGATTGAAAAGAAGAACTGAAGAGGCACGATGATGACGAACCATCTGAACCCGATCACCACGCCCCGCCACGAACTCCGCACTGAGAAGGCGCGTAAGAACAAGGAAGCCGCACAGGCGGCCTTCATTGCAAAGAAAGCCGGGATCGACGCGATGCTTGCGCGCCTTCAGGCACTCAGCGACGAACATTTTAACTGCCACCCCGACGAGGTGGGCTGGGCGACGGTTGGCGTGCTCGACCACTACGCCGGCCTTCTGCGCCAGATCACCGACAGCGCCTTTGGCGAGGGCGAACACGCCAGTTGATGTCATCCCGCATCGCGACCTGCCCGCCTGACTGGCGGGCCTGGCCCCGTAGAAGGGCGCGCATCCTGCGTGTCCCATGACGGAAGCGACACGCATGTATCTTGTCCACGATGCCAACGGATCCCGGACCCAGATATGGGCGGTTCGGGAGGATTACGGCCACGGACCGGTTTGGGAATTCCATGTCCATGGGCTCACCCGCTCGGGCGATCCGCGCATCTGCCCTTCGCTGGCCATGGCCTGCGAACTGGCAGAGACTGATCCCGGGCCAATCCTCGACATCGCGCCGTTTCTGTCTGAACGCAAGGAAGCCGACCCCATGACCAGACGAACCAAACCCGAACCGAAAATCGACGCTTCGGCACCAACCGAAGCCAAAACCGACGCCACGCCCAAGACTCAAACGCCGCGCGAGGGCACCAAGCAGGCGACTCTGATCACCATGCTGCGCGCGAAGGATGGCGCAACCATAGAAGAGCTCAGCGCCGCCCTGCAATGGACACCGCAAACCGTGCGCGGCGCGATAGCAGGCGCGCTGAAGAAGAGGCTCGGACTCGAGGTGACCTCGGAGAAGGTCGAGGATCGGGGACGGGTTTACCGGCTTCCGGCTGCCTGACAAAAGTCGTCAGTTCGAGAACGCGTTCACTCTCATCGGCGAACGCGTCCTTGCCGAATTCTGGTAATGACGCCTTATTTTTCGTCCGGGAGCCTCTGCCACCATTGGTTCCAAGATGTGACAGTTTTCCCAGATCGGCTTTTCGTCGCAGGACTGAACCGCTTTTGGTACTGGGCTCCATCGAAATCGACGATGTCCTTCGAACGCGCCTTCGGAAACGCCATATCCAGCTTTCTGTTCAGTAGTTCCTGATCCGAGTAAGGTATGAGACCCTGCGCCTTCAGGCTTTCAGTAACTCGCCTGACTTCCATGCGAGCCCCATTAATGCGTGTGTGATACTTTTCAGGATTGCCCGAGGTATCCAAACCGTCTCGCTCTTCGAGGCGTTCAAGATGCTCTTTAGCCTGCTCCAAACCTTCTAAAGTTTCAGGGTATTCGTTGAACACTAGCGCTCCTATCAACCGTCCAGATGTTGGCATGTTAATAATTGGAGTCGCGTCATTCGAGCAAGTACATCGCAAGAAATCCACCCGGGCTGTCTATCCTTCTGTGCCCATCCGGATCGCCTCGAACACCTGCCGCAGGGCGAACGAACGCACTGTCGACACCACGGTGAACAACGCGCCCATCTTCAGGTTTTGCGCCAGCGTCGTGTGAAGCCCGAAGATCGGGAAGATCAGGATTTGCGCGATAACCGCAACTCCATAGCCCACGATCACGTTGGCGACGGCCTCGACCAGAGACATGAGACGGGACTGCTTCATGCCGCCTCGCGCTCAGCTTTCAGGTCACCGAAGGATTGCTCGCCTCCATCAAGAAAGGCCTGCTTCCCGGTGAATTTCTGCCAGCGCTCGACAGCCACATCGACATAGGCTGGGTTCAGCTCGATACCAAGGCAGACGCGGCCCGTGGTCTCGGCAGCAATCAGCGTCGTCCCCGATCCCATGAAGGGCTCATAAATCGCCTGACCCGGGCTCGAATTATTCAGGATCGGACGGCGCATACATTCGACCGGCTTTTGGGTGCCATGCACCGTCTTTGCGTCCTGGTCCTTGTTCGGGATCTGCCACAGCGTCGTCTGCTTGCGATCCCCCGCCCAATGACCCTTGCCGGTCTTTTTGACAGCATACCAGGCCGGTTCATGCTGCCAGTGATAATCCCCCCGGCTCAGAACCAGCCGCTCCTTGGCCCAGATGATCTGGGACCGGATAGTAAAGCCGCAGGCTTCGAGGCTTTCGGCCACCGTCGCTGCGTGCAGCGCGCCGTGCCAGACATAAGCGACATCCCCGGGAAACAGCGCCCAAGCCTCGCGCCAGTCGGCCCGGTCGTCATTCAGCACCTTACCGGTGCGTTTGGTCCTGGCAGCCCCAGACTGGTTGCGCCAGCTCGGGTCGTATTCAACTCCATAGGGTGGATCTGTGCACATCAACAGCGGTTTTACTGTCCCAAGCACCCTCTCCACATCCGTGACCACGGTGCTGTCGCCGCAGAGCAAACGGTGCGGGCCCATGACCCACAGATCTCCCGGCCGGCTGACCGGATCCTCAGGCGCGTCGGGAATGTCATCTTCCCCCTCCTGCGCACCGGCATCCTCGTCAAGGCCGCGCATCAGGGCGTTCAGCTCGTCATCGCTGAAGCCCGTCAGCCCGAGATCGAACTCGGCCTCCAGCAGATCCCCAAGCTCAAGCCCGAGCAGATCCTTGTCCCATTCGGCATTCTCACCTGAGCGGTTGTCCATGATCCGGAACGCCCGGGCCTGCGCTTCGCTCAACCCCTTCGCCAGATGCACCGGCACCGTAGTCAGCCCGAGCTGCCGCGCTGCCAGCAGCCGGGTATGCCCGGCCAGCACCACCATCGCTTCATCCACCACGATGGGCTGGCGCCAGCCGAACTCCGCAATCGACGCCGCCACCGTGGCAACCGCCTTTTCGTTGTGGCGCGGGTTGCGCGCATAGGGAATGATCTGCTCAAGCGGCAGGTCGACGACGTCCATGGTGATGTCCTGATCTTTGTCCCGAAGCGAACCGAAGCTCCGCGAAAGCGAAACGGCTTTGGCTGCCAAACCGAAATGGGGTCGCCCCCCTCGTTTCGGTTCAGAGGGTGTTTGAAGAGCCCTCAGGCCCTTGTTTTGTTATGTCAGCGCTCAAAGCGAAACGAAACGGGTATTTTTTAGGGTGTGACTGGGAAAGCGCCGCGCTGCGCCCCCCCGAATACGTTGGTCGCCGGGAAGGACCCGTTAATTATCAACAGCTTGCGTGTCTCGCAAAATCGACCGGAGAGAGTTTGTTCCGCCAACCGATACCCATCTGTACCCCCGGAAACCTGTTCAGACCAGCCGGTCTCACCCGGCCACACGACAACCATCTTATCGTTTCTATAGCCTCTCGCCGGGCATCTGTCACAGCTTGCAGTGTCTCACCGGAAACTGTCTCGCAGGAGCGAACAGGGTTGACAGGACGACGGACAGGTCACGGTGCAATCGGAACCATGAGCTTTCCGAGCCAGGCACCGAACTCGTCCTCTGAGAGAAGGCTGGACGCCAGATCTTCCATTGCCCTGACACCATCGAGCGGATCAGGCCGCAAGCCGAAGCCATTCAGCCGCAGGAACGTGGCCGACGTGACGAAAGCCGTGCGCTTGTTGCCATCAACGAACGCATGCGCCTTTGCAATACCGAAGGCATAGGCGGCAGCCACCTCCTCCAGACCGGGCTTGCCATAGGCAGCCTTGTTGCGCGGCCGCTCGAGAGCGCCCTCCAGCAACCCGATATCCCGAAGTCCGGCCGCGCCGCCATGCCGTGCGATCTGGCGATCATGAATGATCACGACCGCCTGCAGCGGCACCCAGATCAGATTGCTCACGCCAGAGCCTGAAGCATATCGCGGTTTTCATCCATTACGATCTGGGCAGCCGCCAGGGCCGCGGCCAGCTCAGGGTTCTGCGGCGTGATTTTCAGACTGCCATCATCTCCGCGCACCAGATAAACGGTGTCACCTTCCCGCGCATCCAAAGCGGCAAGCATTTCAGCAGACAGCGTGACCACGGCAGAATTGCCGACTTTGCGAATTCGGGTTTCGAACATGATTACCCCCTATGAGCATACAATGGTATATACGTCCATGCCTGAAAAGGTCAAGGTCGAGGTGCCGCGCCATTCCGGTACGGCGCCACCATCAGGCTGTCCGCTCGATCACATATTCCATCGACCGCCATGAGTTGCGTCAGCTCCAGAGGTGGGACAGGCGGCAACGAGGCCAGCACAAAGGTCCGGACGCGCTCACCGCCAGCGCTTGTTTCAACGAACTGATCCAGCCTCTGGTTCTGCCCGCACGTCTTCGCGGCAACCTATAATTGGCCCACCCTCTTACTAAAGAATAGAGGGAAAAGCCTGAATAACGGATCGTCCCTGTTAAAACTTACCGAGTCCGTTCAATCACGTATTCCATCGACCGCTTCTTCGGTGGCACCATGCCATTGAGCCGCCAGACGATCACAGCCAGACCATATTCGTGCCGCCGGTTGGCGGTGGCCCGGCTGATCCCCTGCTCCCAGCAGATCCCCTTCCAAGGCTTGCGGTTCGCGCGTGCCCAGAGGATCTGACCAATGTCCTTGTCCACCCAGCGCAGCCAGAGCATCGCCTCGTCGGCCTCGGTGATCATGCGCGGTGATGGCAGCGGGCGCTTGAGTTTTGCCTCCTGCCCCACCTGATCGGCGAAGCTGTGGAGATAAGCCGGCCAGGTGCTGATATAGCCCTGCGGGCGAACCGGCGGCAGAGCACGCATCACTTCTGCAGCCAGATCCAGCCGATCGGCCACACGGGCACGGGTCCAGTCAGTCATCGCTCACCTCCCCGTCCCGCCGGCCATAGAGCTTTTCTCCGAGCTGACGGACCAGTTCCCGTTCCGGCCAGCTCAGCCGGTGATCATCGATGCTGACCGCCAGAACGCCCTGTTCCTGCCAGCCATCGCGCTTGACCTCGTCGGGGCTGCGGCGATGACCGCCGTAGCCTCTGGGCGTGAACCGCATGCCCATCAGCCCAGCCCTCCCTTGCTTTCCAGCGCCCAGAGCAGGATGGCAATGGCATCCGCTTCATTGTCGTCAGCTGGGTGGAAACCACGGGCGCGTGCCGCGTCGATCATCGCCTGTTTGGAGGCATTCCCCTTGCCAGTGGCATGGAGTTTGATGGTGCCCACCGGCACACCCTGATACGGGATGCCCCGTAGTTCAGCCCAGGCCGTCAGCGTGGCCATCAGACCACCATAGACGTGGCTTGCATCGGTCCCTGCGTGGCGGCGCACCTCTTCAAAGTAAATCGCTTCTACCGGCCCGGACAGCCGGTCAAGCTCGGTCAGCCAGTTGGTGAAGCGCAGGTAGCGCATGCCACCGCCATCGTAGCGACCGGGCCTGAAGCTGACAGTGCCGCTGGTGATCAGCCCGTCATAGCCGCGGATCGCCCAGCCGGTTGCGGTGCCCAGATCGAGGGCAAGGATGGTGCGGACACTGCCAGCGGTTTGCGGCAGTGCGTTGGTCGGGATCTCTTCTTGTGTGTTCATGGTGAAGGCTCACGAGTTCGAGTGGGCCTTCGGCTTTGGTCAAGGGCAAATTAACCTGCCGCAGAGTGACAGACAAGGAAAACCGCAGGGCAAGTGATACACTTTCGGACCGTTCAGTTTTGTCCCAACCTCCTCGTCTCGTCCCAACCTCGAGCAGAGGTCGGGACGGAATTTAGTTAATTATTATCAACAGCATAAGCAATATTGTCCCAACCTGTCCTCGTCCCAACCCCTCCCCTACCTTTTTCATATAGCGTGTAGGTTTTCCCGGTGGTTCCATACTCCACATACAAAGTAAGCAAAAAGGTTGGGACAAAAGGGGGGAGGTTGGGACGACGTTGAAATCAAACGGGAAATTCTCGTCCCAACCCCTTGCTGAGGTTAGGACGAGGTTGGGACAAACATGAGGGTTGGGACAAACGGAACGGAACCCAGGTTTGGCGGAAAAAACGAAAGCGGTTCAGAAAAGTTTATTCTCAATCAAGCCCGAACACCTTGCATGGTGTTTTTCATGGCCGCCATGCCAGCATCCACTGAAAAAACAGCCAATCATACTACCCTGACACCTCTTGCCAGACTGCCAACGGCGGCTCTCCGAACCTCCTCCGCGTCCTGCGAAATGCATTCCCATGGTTGCGAAGAGATATTTTCGCACTTATCAAAAGTAGTCATAAAACCAGATCGGAGGAGAGAATCGTGTGCGCAAAGGTCTGATAGTACTTGGAATTACCGCTGCACTTTCCGGATGTGGCACGACCTATGTTTTGCCTGACCTGGACGAAAGCTCTGCGTCCCGCGCCCAGACAATGTTCCAGCAGGCGAAGAACGACACCAACAGGTCGCAGGCTTCCAAAAACGTTGCCGAGGGGCGCTTCAGGCGTGTCGCCGCACGGGTTGCCCCCGTGGCGGAAAAACTCTGCGCTCAGGAAACTGCGGAACGACAGGGTTTCGACTGCAAGGTTTCGATCCAGATCGATCGCGAGATGAAAGAGCGCAACGCATATTTCACCTATGTGAAGGAAAAACCTGTCATCCGGTTGTCCATGCCCATCCTGCAGGATGCCGAAAGCGATCACGAAGTCGCCTTCATTATGAGCCATGAATATGGGCATCTGATTGGCCGCCACATCGAGAAGCAGAAGCAGCAAGCCCTGGTGGGGGCGATCATTCTTGGTGCGATTACCGCATATGCGAATTCGCAATCGGCGGCAGCGGGTCAGTATTACGATCCGAATGCGATTGACCGGAACATGCAGATCGGCGCGGCCGCGGGCAGCATGGCTTACTCGCAGTCCTATGAGCTGGAAAGCGATACCCTTGGGACGCGCATCGCTGCGGCGGCCGGATACGACCCGGTCAAGGGTGCCAAATTCTTCGCCCGGCCCGAAAAAGCCCGGACGGAGGCTGGCAAACTCAGCTTCTGGGGCACCCATCCGCCGGATGAAAAACGACTGGCCACCGTGATCGCTGTAGACGATCAGATCAGGCAGCGACAGGCCCTGGAGAGACGCAAGTAATACCACGCAGCCCCCGGATTAAGGTTCGGGGGCAACGTCATTCTGTGCGCTCAGCGCCATCCGCCGCTGGCAATTTGATCCGGAGCCTTTCAATGCACTTCTTTGCTGAAGATCTGCTTGCTCATCTTCTCGAAGCAACACCTCTGCCGACCATTCAGGCACCCCGAGATTCACGGGGCCTCTATGGTCTCATCGATCCCTTGGTCGATCTTCCCAGTTCTGGATAAGAAAGAGGCGGCATTCTACCGATCCGGCGGCGAGTGTCCGCATATCAAGCAAAACGCACATCCAGAAAAATAAAACGCTACAATCAAAGAGACTTAGATGAACGCAAACAAAATAGTTCTAAAAGAGGGTGTCAATATCGGACAAAATGGCGCCGAGCACGATGATGAATTTCTTTTTAAATGTTTCGTAGACCATCCATCATACAGCGATCTAATCGACACAAACAGCCCAAGCACATTTTTGCTGGGAAGCACTGGGGCTGGAAAAACTGCCATCCTAAGAATGATGGGGCGGAATTTGGAGAATTGCTCTGAATTGATCGTCCACGATATGGCTATGAACCATATTGCAAACAGCGATACAATTGCATTTCTCCAAGGACTAGATGTTGATCTGACTCTATTTTTTCAAGCTCTGTGGAAGCATGTTTTTTGTATCGAATACATACGCATCGCATTAGAGGCGCCTAGTAAAGACCAGTTTAGATTTAAGATATCGAAAATCTTTGATGCGATAACACGCAGCAAACAGCGAGAGAAACTCGAAAAGTTTGTTAACGATCATGAGGACCAGTTTTGGAATACTGTTGACGAGAACGTGATTGAACTTTCCGATTCACTTGAACGTGAATTTAGCACCAACTTTGGCGGCGAAATGAAGAAATTTGTCGGGAAAGCTGGCTATCTTCACAGCCTCGGAAGTCAGCAGAAAGTCCAACTACAACAGAGAGCTAAAAAGTTTTTGAACGACATAACCATATCTGAATTACCCACTGTAATCTCTGCACTCTCAGATTATACGCGCGACCGGCAAGATAAATTCTATATTACAGTCGATGGGCTGGACGAGCACTGGGTTGATGACGATATAAAATTTCAACTGCTTCAATCGCTGTTTGAGTGCCTAAAAAGCTTAAAAAAACTGAGAAATTTTCAAGTCGCCGTTGCTTTGCGAAATGATCTGTACATTCGCATGGTACAGGAAACACCGTCATCCCAACGTCAGATTGAAAAATATGAAGACCTGATCATACGGTTAAGGTGGTCGAAGTCGCAACTTCGAACTTTGGCTGAAAAACGAATTAGAGAACTATTTAGGTGGAAATACTCTTCCGAAAATGTTTCATTTGACGATGTCTTCAAACAATACCCCGACACACGCACTGCACCTTGGGAGTATCTCGTCGCGCGCACACTGAACCGGCCGCGAGATGTAATAAACTTTATCAACTTGGCCTTACAAGCTGCAGAGGGAAAATCAGCGGTAAGTAAAAATGCATTCTTGCGAGGAGAATCTAACTACTCCAACCTTCGACACGAAACATTAATCCACGAATGGTCAGGAACCTTCCCGGCAATTAGTGAAGTAATTGAAATTCTAAGAGGAAAACCAGCTTATCGTAGTGCTTCAGAATTGATGCACAGCAAGCTTCTGGAAGAACTATACGATGCGCTTGGTAAAAAATCCGATTGCCATAACGACGACCTATGGAAGAAATTGGTCGATTATGTCAACGGCAATATAAACCTTGAGGCTGCCGAGCTGGCGCAAGAGGCTCTTTATCGACTTCATTTGATTGGAGCAATTGGATTAAAATTGAGAGAGGATCGCCCTTGGGATTGGATCTATGATTCCGCTCGCCCAGTTTCACCACACCAGATTGAAGCCTCTACCAAGTTTAGCGTTCACCCAATGCTTTTTGCAGCTCTTGGAATAAGAAAATGACAAAATTTTTATTTCGCGATATCTCTGCGGCGAAACAAACTGAAAAGATTGAGCCGTCTACTCACACGGAGAATAGCTACTGAAAGATATTCAGCCATCGGCTTGTCACCTCCGATACCGCCACTCCCGCGCCGTTTTGCCATCAACGACGTCATACGTCCGGTACCGTTCCCATCCGTTTTTCTTCAGGTACCCGGACACGCGCATCTGATCGACACGGTTCCAGCGCGCTGGCTCAATCCCGATGGCTTCTTCAAGGATTTCCCCGACAGAGACATCCCCCAGCGGCTCGCGACGCAGCACGCTTTCCCGCCGGGGCGGATCAAAGGAGGAGAAGCTGTCGCCGACGACCCGGATTTCATGGGTGAGCCAGCGATCGATCAGCCCATCCCAGGCATCGGACTGGTATCGCTTGTCCTGCTCGTCGCGCGCAGCTTTGAGCAGATCCCGGTCTTCCAGCCACCAGATGGCCCCGGCCCTGAAGCGGGCCACAGCCTCGGCCCAGAGCTGATCGCGATCCCGGCGGAGCGCCTCGATGTCGATCTCGCCGCAGCGGATCGGCCAGAAGCGGCGGTTGCCGGTTTCATCGCGCAGGTAGGTGTCAGGATTTACGGTGCCGGCAAAGACGCACTGGCGCCTGATCTCGACGGTGTGGCGACCATAAGGGGGGCGGAACCGGTCAGTGGTGCGCGTGAGGAAGGCCTTGATCCGCGAGACCTCGGCCCGGCCGATGGCATCGAGCTCGGCAATCTCCACGATCCAGACCCCCTGCATGTGAATGGCCGCATCCTTGGAGCCCAGATCGGGCAGCTCGTCGGTAAACCAGTCCTCCCCGGCAAGGATCTTCAGCGCTGTGGATTTACGCGCGCCCTGTTGACCTTCAAGGATCAGCATGTGGTCGGCTTTCACACCGGGACGACAAATGCGCGCGACCGCCGAGATCAGCCAGAGGCTGCCCATCGCGTGGCTCAGATCGGTGGGCTCTGCCCCGAGATAGCGGCTGGTCCAGGTCTCGATACGGGGCACGCCATCCCATTGCAGCAGATCGAGATAGGCGCGCACCGGATGAATGCGATGTTCGCGTGCGACGGCACCCACCGAGCGCCCCACGACCAGCGGTGCAACATTGACCTCCCGATGCTGCAGCCATTCTGCCAGCCGGATGTCGTCGCTGTCCTCCCAGGGCCGCGGGCAATCGGTTTCTGCCTCCTCCCAGGGCATGGGACGCAGCACCACCACCTCCTGGCGGAACTCGTCAAAGGCGATTGCACCAGCGAAGGCCGGGTCGGAACCGAGCGCGATGATGACATTGGCCTCATTGCGTTCGGGCGTGCCGGAAAGGTCCAGCCGCAACCGGCTGGCCCAGGCGGGGCGCGCCACCGGTTTCAAAAGATCGCCGGAGCTGTTGAGCCGGCGCCGCAGCACACCGAGTTGCTTATCGAGGATCGACATGGCGATGCCCGTGCGGGCCTTGATCAGCGACAGCACATGGCGCTCTTCCATCGGCTCGAGCCGCGCCATGACAACGCGCCCCATGAGGCTTCCGAGATCCGTCAGATCGGGCGGGTTCGTCAGCGCCTCTGTCGCAGCGGCCAGCGCCCCGGCCGGGTGTTCCGGGTCGGGCGCCGCAGCAGTGACCGCAGGCTGAACATCCGGCACAAACGCCCCAATATCGTAATCGGGTTTCAGGGCCCCTTTGAGCAGATCGTCGTTGAAGTCATCGCCATGCAGCGGAGCAACAATCCCGTTCGGGATATCCGCCCTGTTCAGGCGGTCCGACAAACCGGCCGCAGCCTGACGCCCGGCGGCGCCCGCATCGGCAAAGATCGTGACGCGCCGCGTGCCTTCGGGCCATTGGAACCGCGCCACGCCATCGGCGGAAAGTGCCGCCCAGACCGGAATGCCGAATATCGCCCGGGCTGCGAGCGCCGTCTCGATCCCCTCGGCAACGCCAAGATGCCCGTCCTCCGCCATCGGAAGGAGCCGCACGGCTGCTCCGCCAACAGATCCCAGCATCTTCTTGCCAGCCGGCGCCTTACCGCTGCCGTCATCGAGCAGGAAGGTACGGTGCAGGCCACCGGCAGCTTCGCCATTGGCCAGACGCGGGATCGCCACCATGCCCGGCCAGCCACGTCGGCTGTCATAATCTGTCAGATCGGGATGGAAGAGCAGGTCCGGTGACCGGGGGGCGGCCAGCCCCCGCGACTGCAGGTAGGCCTGCGCCACACTGCCTGCCAATGGGGCACAGCCATCGAGGATCCGGCGGATTTCCAGGCTGTGGTCAGGGCGTCGCGGTGCATCCGGCCTCCCCGGCACGTCGCGCGCCATCTGCGCCAGCCGGGCCGCTTCCTCATAGAGCCGCCCGTCACACAGGCCCGTGGCATGATAAATGAGGTCGATCGGCCCCGCGCGCTCGCCCGTGGCAAAATCAAATCCCCAGCCCGCATAAGGCCCGTCGAGATGGATGAGACAGGAGCCCTCGGCGCGGGCACGGCGCCCCGACAGATCCGCGCAGCGCAGGGCGCGCCGGTCATGGGTCAGCCGTGCCTCGGGAAACAGCCCCGGCAGCCAGTCACGGGCTGTCGCCGCCAGCCTGTCCCGGACGACACCCAGATCAGGGCGGGCTGAGGGCACGTAGACATCGTTGAGATCAATCACCGGGACGCACCTCAGGCGAGGAGTACCAGGCCACGCTCGGCCCGGGTGATGGCTGTGTAAAGCCAGCGGCGGCGGTCGGTCTCGCTGCGCCCCAACCCATCATCCCAGACAATCACATTCTCCCATTGCGACCCCTGAGCCTTGTGCGCCGTGATTGCCCAGCCGAATGTCGCCTCGGTCAGGTGCTTCTTCTCCTTCCAGTCCCGGTCATGGCGATTCCGGTCGAAGGACAGATGGTCCTCAAAATGCCCCTTGTAGAGGCGCAGACGGCCCGGCCCGCCCCTGGCGTCCGGGGCCCCGACATGGCGGCCGTCCTCATCACGGACGATCGCAGAGAAGTACTGGCTGCCCTCGTCGACTATGTCCTCAAGCGAGATGAACATGCCGTTGATGAGCCCGAGATCATTCTGGTTCTTCAGGCAGATGATCTTTTCCGCAGGCCCCGAGGGCAGCATGCCCCCTGCCAGCCCTGCCGCCGCACGCATCGCATTGTTCAGCTGCAGACGCGTTGCGTTCATCCCGCAGATGAGCTGCCCACCCCGCAGGGCCTGATCCGGCGTGATGTCGCCCTTGCGCATCCGGGCGACATGGGCGTCATAGCGGCCAAAGCCGATCGGCCGGCCTTCGCGCGCCATGGTGGCCAGGCGAATGATCGCGCTCCCGGCTGCCTGACGGTGGATCTCCGTCAGCATGATGTCGGGCTCCACATTGGTGAAGGCGCCCTCGCCTTTGATCGGCGGCAATTGCCCCGGATCCCCCAGCACCAGAATGGGTTTGCGGAAGCTCATCAGATCACGCGCCATGTCTTCCCCCACCATCGATACCTCATCGAGCACGATCAGCCGCGCATCCGCCGCATCGCTCTGCGGGTTCAGCGCAAAGCGCGGTTTCTTCATCGCCGAAAGCGCCTGACGCATTGCCTCGATCCCGGCCTCGGCAGCGGTACGGTCAAACCCGCTCAGGGTCCGGATGCTCACTTCGGCCTCGCGCAGCTTCTGCGCCGCGGCCTCAATCTCCTCTTCCGTCGCCTCCGCCACGGAATAGATCAGGCTGTGGATCGTGCGCGCGGGCGTTCCCTTGCGGCTCAGAACCAGCGCCGCCTTGCCGGTAAAGGTCGCCGTGACAACACCGGGCACACAGATCCCGTCCCGTGCGCTGCGGTGAGGCGAAAGGCCCAGCTCCCCGAGGGCGAACCTGAGAACCGTGGATTTGCCGCTGCCGGCATAGCCAAACAACCGGAACACCTGCTGGTCGTGCGTGCGGGTTTCGAACCAGGTTCTGATCGCCCGCATAGCCGCCGCCTGTTGCGCCGATGGGGTAAAGCTGGTCATGCGTCCCTCCAGCATCGCTTTGCCCAGGCACAGGGCGGGTGCCAGTGCCCCGCCGCCATTCCACCTTTGCAGACAACCGATGTGGGCGCGGCCGCTTCACGCGGCAGCAAGTCCTGCGTCTGCGACGCCCGGACGACCGTGACCGCCCGATCACTCATCTGCTGCGCAAGAGCGGCATCGAATGGCACCAGCTCGGCATAGAGTTCCATCGTGTCGCGGTTGAGCGCGGTAAAGAGCGCCGGATGGGGCAGATCGAGATAGGCCTGATAAAGCGCGATCTGCGCCGCATAGACCGGCTTTGACACCGCAACACCCCGTTTGACCGTATCCTTCCAGCTCGACGCTCCAAGCGCCTTGGTCTCCCAGAGCGCCGGATAGTCCATGGCAACCGGACCGCTGACCAGACAGCCGTCGATATGCCCTTTGAACCGCCCTCCCAGAGCGGAGAACCCGAACTGGCGCCCATCAGCGCGTTCGGTGCGCAGATCAAACCCGGCCAGCCGCAGCCAGCCCGCCACCATATCCTCGCCGCGATGGCCCGCTTCGAATATCCTCAGCGTCTTCGGGGCGAACTCCTGCCCCTCGTCTTTCGGCACCGCCAGGAAGTCATACTGGATCTGACGCAGGCAGGCGCGTCCCAACCCCGAGGAGCTGACATAGGTCCGGGGTCGCTCAGCACCATTGCGCGACCGCAGTGCGGTGTCGATGACAGCCCCCAGGGATGTGGTGATGTCGGGAAGGGGTGCGGGCGGCCCATACTGCGCGCCTGAGCCGTGGTTCAGGTCAATCATGGTGCACCTCAAAAGGGGATAGGGTCGTCAGGCACGCGGCCATCGCGCTCAGATCGCGCGCCCTGCGCCTGCATACTCGCGATGTAGCCGGTGACCGCCGCCTCGATCAGCTGATCGATCTCGGCAGCCGTGCGGTCAAAGAACGGCGCCATCAGGCCGAGCGCCGTCAGCGCTTCGGCAAAATCCTTGCGGGCATCGCGAATGGCCTGTGCCTCGCGGGCGGTTTTATCAATCATGCCAAAGCTCCTCCGGGCAAGGTCCGCGCCAATGGACTGACACCGGCGCGAACAGAAACGATGGAAAGGGTGGCGAGACCGCTCAAGGCGCAGGCAGAACCCGAAGCCCCGGGCCTCCCGGCCGCAAATCGCGCAGACGCCGGGGCTCACCCCATCAGCAGGTTTTCCAGATCGGGATGCCGGCCCGGGTCGTCCCGGATCCGGCGCGAAGCCAGGACGATGAAGCGGCTGATGGCCACCGACGCCATGGCGTCGAGATCCCCCAGCCGCAGGCTTGCGATGGGCCGGTCCAGCCGCCCGCGGGCCTCGAGCCATGTGCCGATCTCCTTTGCCGCTTCGCGCGTCACATGCGCCTGCCACTCATCCGGGCTCATAGGCTCAGCTGTTCAGCCAGGCCGGGGCTCCGCCCGGGGGTGCGGCCGGCGCGGCACTTTCCGGCTGTGACCCAGCTGCAGGGCTCTGCGGCGCCCCGGACCATCCGCCCTGTGCCGGGGACGATGCACCCCAGGCCGGCGGCACCTGAGCCGCGGCTTTGCGCGGCGGTGCATTGACCGGCTCGGGCGCCACCGTTTCCCCGCGCATGATCGCCCCATAAGCGGGCTCATTGGGCAGCACGATATTGGCGATCTTGTTGCTGTCGCGGTAGTTCGGATTGTCCGAGGCCTCCACCATGAGGCGCGCGGCAAAGATGATCCCGTCAAGCTGCTTCAGCCCGCCGATCACGCGCTTTGCCCGCGCCCCTTCGCTCATATCGTCAGGGCTGAGCCCAAGCGCGCTGTCGACCATCGCCCGGAAGGCGCTTTTCGAGATGTTCCAGCCTTTCGACTGGCCTTTTTCATCGAGCTTGCCCCCGGCAACCGTGTAGTTCTGCCAGAACTTGCGCCGCGCCCAGGGCCCCTCGGTCACGGTGAATTCGCAATCGAGCATCTTCGCATCGCTGTGCGGCGAGGCTTTCAGAAGACCCGCATCCAGTGCGCTCGCGCCATTGGCCCCGCCGGGGCGCAGTTTCATCATCACTTTTGCAAAGGTGCCATCGGGGATCAGCTCCCCCATCGGCGCCATTTGCGGCGCGGCATCATTCAGATCGTAACTCATCGGAGGTATCCTTTCCGGTTCAGACAGAAGTGCTGTGAGTGGTGAGGGCTGCGGCCGGCGCGCCCCGCCCGTCAATCCTGGCCAGCAGCGCAGAGAGGTCTGGCGGCTCGGTCATATCGAGCCGTCCCGAGCGGTCCTTCGCGGGCAGCCCCCAGGGATTACCGGAGGTGCAGACCAGACGGCGTTCGGCAGATTGTTCGTCGAGCACCCAGCCGCCCTCGGCATCCCGGCCAAAAAGCTGCATCGAGATGACCTGATCGACGATCCCCGGCAACTCACGCCCCGCCTTGGATCCTTCCATCTGCGGCACCCAGGCGGAGGCGCCGAACTCGTCGGTCACCTTCTCCAGCACCCCCACGAAGATCACGGTCTTGCCGCGGGCGTGCTGCAGATGCTTGAGCGCCTGGATCACCTCGCGGCCCAGAAGCCCGTAGGCCCCGCGGATATCCGGTTTGCCGGTCCGGTCCGAGAACGCCTCCGGCTGCTGTTTCGCCCAGGCCATCGCCTGGCGCGTCAGATCGGTGATGCTGTCGACGAAGATGATCGTCCGTTTCTTCAGGAACTCCTCAATCCCGCTTTCGGCAAATGCCTTCTGCACATGGGCAAAGTGCCCGGCGCTGTAAAAGCCATCCGCCGGCTGAGACGGATCGGCGCCTCCGATCAGGACCACAAGATCGCGGAAGTCGCTGAAGCTGCGGATCGGGATGCTCGGCCCCCGCCAGTCCTGCACGGATTTCATACCCGCTTCGAGATCAAGACAGACAGCCTTGTCCGCGGGCAGCGTCCGGATCAGCGTGGTCTTGCCCACACCCGGCGGACCGAACACCGCCAGCGATGTCTTGTTTTCAGATGCCGACAATCGTTCGTCGGCGGTGATGATGCGCAATGCCATGGCGCTCTCCTTGAGATGACAGAAAGATCTGCAGCGGCGGGGGGTGACCGGGCGCCGAAGGGGAGCCTGCCCAGCCTCGCGGTCCGGGCGTCCCCGCCGCCGCATTCAGGGGGTCTTCACCGGCTCGAGCCGGAAGCTCGCCTTGCCGGATCCGACCCTGCGCGCAGGCTCGAACCCCTTGCGCCAGGCTTCGGGCAGAGCGCTGTATTTGCGCTCCGCAACGGTCAGCTTCGTGTCGATGAACTCGGCCGGATCATCCCCGGCCGCAGCGATGCTGGCAGCGATCCCGGCAAGCTTGTCCTGGTCCCAGTCCACCCGTTTGGACAGATCGGCCACCACGGCATAATCGCCATCCACAAGCCGGACCGTGCCGGTGTCTTTGCCACAGGCGCGCCGCGCCTCGGCCGCACGGGTGGCATAGCGCACCTCGAGCGCCGTGCCGAACCGCGCCGTGGCCGCCTTCAGCTGTTTGCCGGCATGCTCCAGCTCCGCCTGCAGCGCAGCCAGCAGTTCCACCGGCACCTGCGCCAGCTCGCCCGCGGGCAAACTGAGCATCTCGTTCACACCCGGAATATTGTGGGGATAGGTCATTGAGGTCTCCTGTACTTGAATGGATCAGCCGGCCGTCACGAGGTCGGCAACACGCACAGCCGCGGCACCCCTGCGGGGGCGGGCAATGGCGAGATAGGAAAAGCGGTCCGGTCCGAGACGCTGCTGCACGAGATGCACCCGGCCTGCGTCCGACAACCGGCAGGCCGCCGCCGCAACCGCCCGCAGGCGGTTCAGCTCCTCCCCGCGCAATCGCGACAGGGCCTCCGCGACATCGACCACAAGAAAGCCGGTGTGATAGGCCAGCCGCGCACCGGGCCCGGCCGCCTCGGCCCAGGCCAGCAGCGTGATATCCGACAGCGCCCCCTGCCCTTCGCCCCGCCCGGTCATGACAGCCTCGCGCGCAGGCATCCTGCCGGCTGGCGCAGCTGCGCCTGTTCATGGGCCAGCACATCCTCCAGCCGGTAGATGATCCGGCCACCTATTTTCATGAAGGCGGGACCCTCGCCGGTCCAGCGCCAGCGCTCCAGCGTCCGGTGGGATATCGTCCAGCGCCGTGCGAGCTCTTTTTGGGTGAAGCAGATCTTCTCTTGCATCGTCGTCTCCAGATCGGTGTTGGAGACAGAGTGCAAAACTCCGCTGTGGGATGTCGTCAGGACCGTCGGGGGATGCAGAGGGGGATGTCCCCGTGCCCGCCGCCAAAGGCCAAAACGCAAAGAGGGGGATGCTCATCCCCCTCTGTCCCCCGCCCGTCTGCAGTTTCATCCCCTTGCCAGGGGACGACATCAGAGCATCAGTCGATGCCAAGCCTGTAATTGCCGCGCCGGTCCGACTGAATCAGCGCCCGCCAGTTGCTCTTGGATTTGAACACATCGGCCATCCGAAGACTCTTCGAGCCGGCTTCCGACAGGATCAGCTTGCCATTCTGCCAGGGCTGCCCCGCCAGGGCTCTGTCGTGCAACACCCGCACCACAGCAGCCTGAATCGGCCCGAACTGGAACCTGCACCCGTTGCAGCGCACCTCGGAATAGTCATGTGAGGCGATGAACGCCCGATCCTCAGGCTGACCGCCAGAACTGAAGCCCGCCTTCAACTCAAAGCGATCCCGCTCATCCCGCCGCAGTACAAGATCCCCGATCACCGCGTAATGCGCATCCACTGCCCCCCAAAGGGTCACATAGTCCGACTGCCCCTCCCGGAACTCGCTCAGATATGCCTCCCCGGCGCGATAAATCCGGAACACATCACTGGCATGAAGATCAAGAAGTCCGCTGTAGCAATACCGCTCCGTCGGTATCCGGTGCACCCGCCCGCTGCCGTCTTCCGCAAATTCCCCGAATTCCAGCGGCAGACCATAGACCCGGATCGACAGACGCAGTTCGTCATTCTCTGCCAGATAGACAAGATCCTCCTCCGGAATGGACCACCGCTTCAGGATTTCTTCCACGGAAAAATATGCCTTTTCGATGTCCATCTGCCCTCCGGACTCCCACCCATTTGTTTATGATTTGTTCTAACCTCTTGACGGATTCGGCGCAATCCTATCTTATCCAAACTAATCCACAGACCCTTGGGGATAAGATGACCGGACATCACACGCTCGCAGACCGCCTGCAGGCCCGCACCAGCCAGCTCGGGCTGAACCCGGCCCATGTCGCCGAGATGGCCGGCGTGAACCGGTCCTTTGTCTATGACATCCTGCGCGGCCGCTCGACACGCCCGGGCCTGGATCGCCTGGCCGAAGTGGCCCGTGTCCTGAAGGTCGAACTTGACTGGCTGATCCATGGGATCGGCGATGTCGAAGGCACCTCCCCGTTCATGGAGAACCCCGATGAGACCTTCGTCTCGATCACCCATGCCGGTGTGCGCCCTGCCATGGGCGGTGGGGCTGTCGTCCTTGAGGACCACGAGACGCCGGGTCGCGCCTACCACTTCCGGAAATCCTGGATCAAACAAAGCCTGAGAGCCTCGCCCTCCCAACTGCGCATCATGAAGGTGGAAGGCGACAGCATGGAACCGACGCTTTTTGACGGCGATACCGTGCTCGTTGACATGGACCGCAAGGCCCCAAACCCGCCAGGCATCTTCGTTCTGGATGATGGCATGGGCTTGGTCGCGAAGCGCTTACAGCATGTTCCGAATAGCGATCCGCCGGCAGTCCGCGTGATCTCGGACAACAAGCATTATCCGGAGTATGAGCGCACGGCGGATGAAATCGTCATCATCGGCCGTATTCGCTGGTTCGCGCGGGAGATTTGAAGTGATCGAGTTCCGGTCCCTTGCTGACGACGAGCCCTCCCTCAGCTATTCGCCGCTCTTGCGCGGGATTTTGAAAACCTTCACCTACGTCGATGAAAACGGTTCTATCGGCCTTACCCCGTCGAACGCCTTCAAGCGCAACTTTGTACACTGGGCTGCGCGCGAATTCGACTGGCCTGGCCATACCGAGGCTGACCTCTTTGCCGTGAACAAGGTCCTGAACGAGCAGGACTTCATGCCGCTCGTGGATATTC